GAAATTGTTCTTCTGTAATTATTATTTTCATAACTATACAATATTGGCACCATTCACCTCTTTTATTTCAAGATCAGGAAACAACCCTTTAAAATAATCATAAACAGCATTTTTTAAGTGTCTTGACATAATATGGGAAGGTATATAATCTTCCATTTCTCTATCTATTGAATAATCGTAGTATAATGTTTTAGATGGTCTTCTATATACAAATAACGGGTTACCGTTTTCATCCATCAAGTATATTGATTCTCCAGCCCATTTACCCCAACTTTTAACATTTTTAGAAATGGTTTTTATAAACATCTTCTTATACTTTGGGTATTCGTCAGCGTATTCAGCATCAAAACGATCTCGTCTATAAGTTTCGTTCAATAGTTCAAGTTGTTCTTCGGTGATTATGATTTTCATATAAGATAAATACTTCGTTAAATAAAAAACCCTCCATAAAGGAGGGTTATGTTTTTAAACTTAATCAAAGATGTGGAAATCATCATCTTGTTCCGCTCTTGCGTAAACTGATTGAGGAATTATGTTTTTACCTTTAGCTCCAGGTATGTTAACAACCATAAGTTCCGGCATGTTACCGATACATTCAGGTAATGGTTGTAAATTAGGGTTGTCAGGTAATGAAAGGTATTGTAATTTAGGTAAACTACAAATTGATTCAGGAATTGAGGCAACACATCCTACCAAATTCAATGCTGCCAAATTTCTAAATCTAGAAATATCATCCGGAATATTCAAAGCAAAATTTGTATCCTTTTTAGTATTCTTGAATGTGAATCTTTCAAGATCTGCCGGTAATGTTTCAAAAAACTCATCAAAACCATATAATGCAATGAACTTAGATGCTGAATCACTTGGGTAATCTACCTGTACTTTTTTACCTTTTTCACCTGTCAATGCCTTCATAAATTCAGGTTTGAAGAATTGTTTTAACCCTTCTTCATTTGTATTTAAGAATTGAGTTAAGTCAATTTGTCTATCTGATGGATCCATAAATTGATTAGATGGGAAGTGAAACTGATAACGAAGTGCTGGAAGACCAGATACATCACCAAATTCTTTACCACCTTGATGTTGAGCCCCTTTGTTTGGAATTACAACATACAAAGGCCCATCCTTAATATAACGATCAAACCAAGTAAGACCAGGTGATGATGTACACCATCTTGTTTCACCTTTAGATGGTTCTTGGTAGTTACCACCGTAGAAACATGCCGCGTTTTTACCTATTTGACCTGTGTCTGAGATTTTAGCCACAGTCCAATCTTGACCACGATAAACAACATCAGCACCAGGGTGCTCATATGTTTTAGACGCTTCTTTTTTCTCTTCAGCAGTCGCTTTAGTTTTCTCTAAACTAAAGTCCTTAACTTGATCGTATAATGTATCAACAGTCAACTTATTAATATCACGTAACTCTTGAGGTAATCTATTTTTGAATCTTTCAAATTTTTGTAAGTCACCAGTCACCTTATACAAATCCTCCATAAAAAGATCTCTATATTCTTTAAGTGCCGATTTATATTGACCTGATTGAGGATCCAAAATATTTAATGGGTGATTTGGTTCCAATTTAGGTTTGATAAAGTTTTTCAATAACCATTGGACGTATTTACCGATTTTAACACGGTCCATATCGTTAGGTGTGGCGTTGTCAGCATCCATTCCATCAGGAAACTTTGATGTTGGGTCAGCCGCGATCAACGCAAACAATGTTTCAAAAGGCAATAACCCTTTTTTACCTTTCTCTTTTGGTTTAACGAATTTGTCAAAAAGAACTTGGAATCTCGAATTTTCGACGATAAGATCTTTCAATAAGTTTGTAAATAGCATTGACATGATTTTTTTATTAATAAATATTTGTAATTAAGAAAAAATTAGTAATTCATAATAAGTAATTCCTCACCCATGTTTTGTTTTTCACCTTTCTTGGCTGAAGCCGCTTTAGCAAACTCCTTTTTAACCCAAGTATATTGGTCCTCAGGGAACCATTCTTTAAGAATGTCAAAGTCATAATAAGATAAAGAGAACTTACCTTGTACGTTGTGTAATACGTTCGCCAAACGCTCGTGGTCTTCTCTATCAAAGTCGTGATTTGAATAGTAGTTCTCTGTTTTCCAATAAGGTGGATCCAAATAAATGTAGGTAGTTGGTGAGTCGTACTTTTCAATGACATCAGCGAAGTCCATATTCTCTACTTCTGTAATCTTAAGGAAATGTTCAATCCAATCAGGTTTCATTAATTTGTCCCTAAAAGTAAGATATTTTGACTTATACTTCCCTTTTAGATCAATAAAATTTGATTTTTCAGGTTTTGAACCACTGAAAACCTGTGTAAGAATATAAACGTATTTAGCCGCAACTTCATAATTACCAGGTTCTACCCTGAAATTTTCAGCGAATAATTCAGCCTGAAAGCTGATAAATTGTTCTTTATATATTGGTGGTGTTGGTGTCTCACCCAACTTTTGACAATCGATTGCGTTAATGGCTTTCAATAGTTCGGTTGGGTTTTGAACACACTTGAAGAGGTTGTAGTTCAGCGGGTTAAAGTCATTATACACAACTTTTTTTAGGTTTGGGAACTGTTTTAGGTCCATATTAAAAAAACACCAAAACATTCCGCCAAAGGTCTCTACATAAACCTCCATATCTTTATCGTAAAATGGAACAATCCATTTACCAATTTTACTCTTACCTCCTATATAACTTAACATGATACAAATATATATAAGAAACCCAAATTAATCAACTTCAAATATTTTTTAAAAAAGTTTTGGCAAACTCAATAATATACTTATCTTTGTAGGGTGTTTAACACACAGGGAATGTCAGCCCTCCCACTCGAAAGCTGACCACAAGTATTTAGTGATGTAAATACAAGGTTGATCACCTCAATTCAGTGAATGAAATAATCTTAACCCCACTCAAAAGGTGGGGTTTGTTGTATTTATATAATATGAAACTGTTAAGAGTATTAGAATCCATTCTTTTTGAATCCAAACGTATTAAATTGAGTTCTTTCCAAGATGACGATGGAGACGTATTTAATGTGATTGCAACCATACATACTCAAGATGGCGTAAATAAAAGTTCTGTCTCAGCAACAAGGGTTGATATTGATTTAATAAATGATGTGATTGATGAGTATCAAGATATATTTTCTCAACTTACTAAATCTATCGAGGAAGACATTAATAAAGAATCTATTTTTGTTAGAGATTCTGGTAATCGATTTGATTTTATTATAAATCCAGAATATGTTAATGGTAAATATAATTTAATGATTACGACATCAATGAATCACCCCGAAAAATTGAACGTAAAACCGGAAAATAAGTTTGTAATATTCACAAGTGGTGGTGATACCATAATAAAAGAACAAATAGACTTCAATAACTTTACTAAAATAGTAAGAGGGGATATAATTATTTATATAATTTAAATTATGGAAAACCAAAAACCAACAGAAGTTAAATGTAGAGCTTGTGAAGAAAGTAAACAAGTTCAAAATACTCAAAAATTTGTCCTTATTGGTGGTGGTCTATTTTTCTTTTTTGGGGTATATGGTATTATTTCCGCAATTAGAGACCTTCTTTCACTAATTTAATCCCTCTCAAATTTAACAAACTGATTGATCATTAGATCACCTATAGTTTCTAATCTAAACCCTTTAGACTTAACCCTTAATGGAATTGATGTGTCAACTTTTTTAGGCATCTTAATAGTTAATTCACCATCAGGATGTGGGACAACTAAATTACCTTCCTTAAGGTCTTGAATGTTTAAAAACGCATTATACACAAGGTGATTACCTATCTTGTCAAAATTATCTTGTGGTTTCAAACCAATTCTAACAACTAAGTCACCATATATTCCATTTCTAAAATCTCCCATTCCTTGAAGTCGTAAGAACTGCCCGTTATCCGCCCCGTGTGGTAATGATATATCAAGGCTCTTCATTTCAGGTTTTGATCCCGTACCACTACACATAAAACATGGGTTAATTAATTTATGTCCAGTACCACGACAAGTATCACAAGCCATCTGTATCAACTGAACGAACATTCCTGACCCCATTTGTCTAACAACATTACCGGATCCACCACAAGTGTTACAGGTGGTCTTATCTCCACCACCACCATTACAAGGTTCACACATGACTTGTCTACGATATGATAACGTATGTTTGTTGGCTCTATAAGAATCTAAAACACCAATATTAACGGTGATGTTTGAGGTATGTACCGGTCTTTGATTGTTGGTTTGTTTTCTATTACCAAACATCTGTGAGAACATATCACCCATATCACCAAATCCACCAAACGGATTTTTTCTTTGGGTATCATACTGTTGTCTTTTTTGTTCGTCACCAATTGTATCGTAAGCCACGGATATTTTCTTAAAAACTTCCTCATTACCTCCAGCATCAGGGTGGTTTTCTTTCGCCAACTTTCGATAAGCTTTTTTGATCTCATCTTGAGTGGCGGTTTCCGTTACCCCCAATACCTCGTAAAAATTTTCATTATTCATTTATTATGAGAAATTATTATTATTGTTTTATGAATTACCTTGTGGTATTGTTTAAAAATAAGGAAAGAAAGAAAATAATCAACCGATTTAAAACCTTTGATCGAGCTGATGCCTTTTATAATAAAATGGTGGAGGAAAATAAGTCGGTAATTTTTGAAACAATGGTTGAAAATGCTAGACCTTGTGATTATGAACTTTGTTTAATTAAGAGACAAGACGATAACTTTGAAAAGTTATTTGTTAAAGATGATTTTGGTAGACAAATATTAGTAGATCTTGATGATCCCGAATATAAAATAATGAGGGTGTCCAAATATAAAGTCCCTGAAAAAATATTTGATGTTAACCAAAATAAGAAGATAACGACTGAGGAATTTATAAAAAAATATCTACCAAAAAACACAATAAAGTTAATATCGAGATTAAATAACAAAGTTGCCGTTCAAAACGACGATAACGTTAAATTATTTTCATTAAAAGATGAGGATGAATCTCGTAGATTTTTAGAGAACCTTAATGATTATTTGATTGATAATGGGAGGGGTGATGCAATTATTGTTATTGAAACAAGTAAACCACAAAAAAAGTATCTGTATGATATTCTATCAGGAATGGGTTTTAGTAAACAATCACTTTACAGAAGGTCCACCACCTACAAACCTAGATAAGAATCTTTTAAATAGGCTAACAGGTTTTTTTGGTTCTTCAAACTTATTGTAATCAATACTTTCTTCATGTATAAAGACGTGTTCAACACCTGACATGTCGATTGAAAACTTCTTATGTCCTCTATCTATTTTTCTAAAGTTACTTTGTACTTTTTTAAAGTCATCGTCATCCAATTCAAAGACACAAATCATTTTTCCGTCAGGAAATAGGGTTTGCATAGCATCTGTTATCAATGCTAAATTTTCTAATACCCCATCAGTACTTTTTTTATCTTCTTCCATAACGTTAGTTTTTCCTTAGGTTTTGCAATATCTTCTTTTCTGAAGTCTTTCAAAGATTCGATAATTCTTTGTTTCTCTTTGTTTAATTCCGATCTATCTTTTTCAATCTCGTTCTTCAACCAGTCTATCGCTTGTTCCTCTCGTGTTGATAACTTCTTCTCCATCATCTATTTTTTCTTCAAGTATGTCAAATTTTAAAGATTGTAAATTATCAAGTTTTTCACTTTCAAATATTTTCTTTAATTCATCAATCTTTTGTTTTAATAATTTTTCTTTCATTTCAATCTCTTTGTTATAAGCGACTATGTTTTTAATATTCTCAACCGTATTATTTAGTTGTTTTTCGTCAAACTCACTAACAAATGAAAAAAATCTAAACCCATCATTTACCTTATCATTTTCAACAATTTTGTCTTCTTGGACAAATCTTTTAGGTATTTTCCAATGATTAGGAAATTCTATGTCAATAGTAAGATAATGTTTCAATTTTCTTACTGAAACTAAAAACTGAAATATATCTTTAAGTTCGTTATACATATTATATTATGTTTGTTATAAAATAAGTTATAAGATAAGAAATAAAGAAGTAATTGGATATTTTTTCGATTCTATTATAAATAATTTGTTTCGGGTCATCGCTAAATATACCGGCAATAACTTTAAAAAGTAAGTTTACCACGAATACACACGATAAAACAAATCCAAACAATAGTAAAATATCCAATCCCTTCATAGTTAATTATTTTTTTCTTTCTTCAAGAATCTCACCTCTTAATTGTTGTATAAGATTTTTTAAATCTTGTGATGTTTTTCTAGCTCTTGTTCCGGCACTTTTATTACCAGCGTAAAACTTAGTAACATCTACACTCAATTGTTCAGTAAGGTCTTTAATTTTTTCTAAAGTTTCCATGTTAACGTAAAAAATTAATGTTTATTAGGTATAAAATAATTACCCACATTGACTTTGTAAAGGTTATACGATTAGATTTTTATCCAAAGTTTTGTATATGTTGTAGATTAAATCCAAGTCAACCTGAGTAAATGGTTTGTCTCTGTTAAATAAGTCATTGAAGAATACATCTATTGAGTTTCTAACGTCGTCTTTATTTTGGGTATAATAAATCTCCATAAAAAGATTAAGGAAGTACTCGTAGTGTTCCCCTTTGGGTTCGAATTTTATGTTTTCTTTTTGGAAATTTTCTATTGTTTTGTTCCAACACCAATCAAAATGGTTTTGATTGTCTTCTGATGTCATTTTAACTTTAGTTTCGTTAAAGTTGTCATCATAACCTAAATAAGTGGTTTTAATCAACAGATATAAACTATAGGAGAGATCGTAATATAATTCCATCTTCTCCGGTATAATATTATTGATCCTGAACCAGATGTCAACTTGTTCAGGATCAAGATTTTTTGTTATGTAATTAAGAAAGTTATCCATAGTCAATTTACTATGAACAAATTATAAATGAAGACCGGCTATTGTAAATTATTGGGTCTTTCTATTATAACCCATTAGCCCTTGAATTCTATCAAATTCTTCGTTTAGTTTTGTAACTTGTTTTTCATTTGTGCTCTCCTCTAACTTATTCAAAACTGATTGCGATGTCTTCTTTCCTCTTTTTGATTTTAAAGAACCTCTTTCAGTTTTTTCACCAGCTTGGTCAACCGGTTGAGGTTGTCTTTTGTAAGAAGCATCTTGTTGTTCTTGACCGTATAGATTGTCTTTAAAGTTTTTAAAGAATTTTTCTCCAACCTCACTTGGTACTACGTTACCTAAAGCGTTTCCGTCTTTATCTACTTGAGCATTACCAGTTTTAGCCGAACCTTTTAAATTCGCTTCAATCCACTCATCGTTAGGTTTAATCTCATCATATACCAAGTTTGTTTGACCAGGATATGAGAACGCATCAATATACTCGTCAACAGCATCTGAAGGCGTATATTTCTTTCTATTACCTTTTTCTAACCCCCCATTTTCAGTTGGGAACTTTTGAGTTTCTTTCATTTCGTACTTAGATGCTTTATCGGAAGCACCTTTAAGGTAGTCAGTCATTTTTTTAGCAACACTTTTTAGATAATCTTCATTTTCTTTTCCGTCTTGTTTGTAAGCTTTTTCATATTCTTTGTACCCTTTAGGTTCTTTCATTTTGAATGAGTTCTTTTCCTCATTTACCATTTTTTCAATAAATGAAATTAATTCATTTTCGGTGAATATTAAACTCTCACTAACTTTATCTTTACCTTTCAATCCTTGCTTTGATTTTTTAGCATCCTTGGCTGCGGATTTCATAGGTTCTTTTTTATTACCATCTTTGTCCAAATCTAAAAAATCAGGTTTGCTACCTTCACTGAATTCATTTTTTTCAAATTCAACTTCATATAAAGGTTCGTCGTCTTCTTCTTTCATATTACGTAATCTTTTGAAGTCGTCGGCGTCTAACCTACCGTTTTTGTTTTTATCTAGTTTGTTTTGTTTACCATAAAGTTTTTCATCAATCTCCTCTTCCTGTTCTTCCAATTTGTTCCAATCACTTTCACTATCTAAATCAATTTCCTCCCACTCATCATCATCATCTTCGGTTTCATCATCATAGTCTGCTCTTAACAAATCTTCTAATTCGTCTTTAGACATTTTTTTAAGATTCATTTTACCAAATCTTGGGTGATCAGTATCCATACCACCAAGTTCCATAACTTCGTTTTTTGAACCACACTGTTCACAAACCTCACCATCACCTTCGGTCATTTCGTTACCACATTGTTCACAAACTTCACCATCACCTTCTTGTACATAATCTGTTGGTCCACCTGGCGGATCAAAAGGTACCTCTTTATCTAAATTAAGTTTAGTAAGGATCTCGTCTGCCTTTTCGTTAATATTTTCTAATAAGACCTTTTCAAATCTTGAGCGGATATATTCTGTTCTATTCATTTCTAATTTTTATTATAAATATCTTTATTTTTGTCTTTTTCTAATTTCTTGAAGGACAATCTCTGAAATATACTTTTTATCAATCCCAAACCTACCCGAGACACTGTCAATCGCATTTTGTACTGATTCATTTTCAAATATCTTCAGTGCTTTTATGTCTCCTTGATTACAGTATGGGAATTTAGTACACTTTTTTTTGACTTGTACTCTTTTAGCTCCCGGCATATATTTTGTTGATGCTCCCTTCCAATTCTTTTTACTCATGGATTTCGCCCATATTGCTGGTTGACTATATTCTCCTGATGAAGATGCTCCCGTAGCCTCTTTAGTTTCAGCCTTTGTTGTTTCACCATCAGTTAGTCCTGTCTCACCATCACTTTCTAATTGTTCTCTAACGGTTTTCACACCTTTTACTATATCACCCTTTGTTGTTGAGAATAACGGCATTGAGTATCCTCCGGCTGACGCGGCCCCCATAGCTTCGGTATTTTCTTCTTTTTTTGTTGTTTTATTATCAAGAATTGCGGTTAAAAACTCTCTTAATTCCTCAGAATTTTTAAGGTATTCTTTAATCTTACTTCTTATCTGATTATTTGATAATTTTTTATTTTTTATCAATTTGTAGATTTCACCGATATCTTTTTTGTCTTTCAAAAAATCTAAATAATGTTTTGTTTCCTCATTGACATTAGCCTTATCAATTGCCTTGATAACATCTCTTCTTGCTTGAGGTTCTGAAGCCAAGTTACTTGTAACGGCATCCTTAAGTTTTGTGATTACATCTTCCATTACGCGTTTCTAAATTTTTGTTCCCAAAATCCTCTTTGTTGGTACATTACCGTAAAGTATTCTTGGAATGATTTTATTATTATATCTTTAACGTTTTTTTTAAGCCCTCCTCTTTGCATTTCTTTTGAAATGGTATCCAATAATTTGGTTTCAAATTGTTTTGCGGTATTTGAACCCATAAAATCTTTAATCTCTTTTCTTATTAAAGTTTCAATTTCCTTCTTGTCTGATGATGTAAGTGCCATTATTTAAAAAAAACAATATACGTTAATGGTGCAACAATTGCTCCTGATATTATATTGAAGATCGTGTTTTTAGTTTTTAATCTTTTATTATCGTCAGCTAATCTTTCGTTTTCTTCTTTATAGATTTTTACTTTTTCTTCGGTTTCAGAAATAATTTCTTTACTCAAAGAATCTTTTTCAACCCATGTTTGATTTATTTTGTTTAAGTAATCAATCTTATTAGTTAATTCAACAATTTCTTTCTTATCTAATTTTGATATTTCTTTCAATCTATCATAATCATTTAGTTCCAATAACATTTTTTGGGCAACACTATAAGGGATACTCATTTCTGAAGTATCCTTAATTCCTTTTTGAGCATTTAAGGTTAACGAAATAAAACCATAAACTAAAACTAAAAATATTTTTTTCATATTAAAAATTGTATCTACTTCTTAGCAAACTATCGATTTGTTTTTTGTCCGCATTTTTTATTTCTTCTTTCTTCTGAGTGTAATAGTTGTTTACCTCTTTTCTTTCAACCTTGATTTTTGAAATTTTTTCGTCTATCTCAGTTATCTTGTTTTGGTAAGTTTGAATTGAATCACTTAAACTTATTTGAAGATTTTTCATTTCCTCAATATGTTTATCAATTTGTTCTAACTTATATTTGTTAAGTTCTGACATGTCTGGTGCAGGCGTTAAAACTCGAACCAATAAATAAACGAAAATCACCCCCAGTAACCCAAGAGTGATATTCTTCCAATTTTTTGTTATAAACTCTTTCATTCTTCTACGTCTTCTTGTCTTGAAGCCACGACTTTGCTCCATTTAGTTTTAAATTTTTCGTAATACGATCGTAATTTACCAATCATACCCATATAATCTTGGTCAACCTTAACCATATCACCTTTAACGTATAAACCATTTGGTTCGTTGATTGAGAAAAAGAATTCTAAATCCAACTCTAAAATCTTACCACTCCATTCAACGTTCTCAGGATAAACATTTAAATCACCAAAGTCGGTTAACTCAGCAACTTCATTTCTAAACTCATCAACACTTGATGTTAACGCGTTTTTTTCGTCAGTAGTTAATTGTAAATCCGCTTTTGTTTTACCATGTAGAATAATAATATTATTAATGATCCTATATGCCTTTTGTTTGTCTTCCTTATTAACAATCCCATTAGTGTCTTTTTCAGGTTCCTCTGTTGTTTTAACGCCCTCAATGTCAATTTCTTTTGTGTCCACAACATTTTGTTCTGTAAGTAAACCATATTGTTTACGAATGTCAGTAGTATTACTTTCATTCATATTACCAGCCAAAGCTCTTCTTGATGCTTCAACTAACATTTTTATTTCATCGTAATTATTCATTATCTAATAATTTGTTAAATTTTTCAAAATCAAATGCCGGACTTACATCGGTGGCAAATTCGTCGAAGTTTGATCTTGTTATGATTCCCAAAAAAGATTCAACACCCCTAACTTTGGTATTGTGTCCCACACATCTGAGTTTGATTCCATGTTTTTCTGACAATTCTTTACAAAGTTCCGCAGTTTTTTCTAACTGAATGTCTGTATAAGGATGCCAAAAAAAGTAATCTCTCCACTTACGATCAACAACTTTCTCTTTATAAATATTACCAATCCAGTTTATGTGATGTAGTTTTAATGGTTCTTTTTCTAACCAACCCAAATTTTCTAAAGAAATAACAATTGCCTTCCCATTAATTCTATCACTATTGGTGAATCTACCATTAGTTGTGTCATTTAAAAGGTTAATAACTTTACCATCTCTACCCACAATATAGTGTGGTAATCTCACTGGTTTACCACCAAATCTATACTTTACCGATACCATGTAATCAAACAAGGTTCTTGATGTGTGCGTCAACACAATTTGTACCTTCTTAAGATCTGTCTCAAACTTGGTATCAATAACATTATCAATAATATCCATACTTATTTTTTATAAGTTAAAATTCTTTTTTCAATCTCTTCGAGTTTTATGTTAAAAATTCTTTCATCAACTTCGTTTCCTTGATCATCGAATATTGTTCCGTTGTCATTAACGTAATACTTGAAGGGTATTTCAAGGGGTACCTCGACCTCTTTAATCACTTCTACAGGAATTTCCCTAACCACCTCAACTATTCTATCCACAGGGACTTCAACTATTCTATCCACAGGGACTTCAACAATCCTTTCGACCTCAACAATTTTTTCAATAATTTCAGGTTCGACTTGGGGGGTGACTTGGGGGGTGACTTGGGGGGTGGAATTAGCAAAATAACTTTCAGGAATTTCTATTTCATCATAGAATGGGTGTTCTTCCTCGTCCTCTTCTTCTTCCTTTTTCCCAATGTTTTTAAACGCTTGATTTGTTGCAATAACCAAAGCAATTGCCAAAGGGTCAAATACAAAAATTAATGTTAATATAAAAAAGTTCGCAGTTTTTTTAATATCCCAACCAGTAATTTCGCTTAAGTATTTAATTGCTCCCAATTCACCTGATTCAATTTCGGTGGAGGTTAAATTTAAAACTTCTAAATCTAAACTTGTAATACTATCATTTAACGACTCAATTTTTTTAGATATTACGTCCCTATTTACTTGAGCAACTTTTAACTGATCTTCAAACGCTCTTCTATTACCCCCATTAGCTCTTGTAACGACCTGTCCTGTTGTTCTGTCGATAGATTGGGTAGTTGTGTTATTAGATAAGGCATTTCGTAAGTTAGTGATGTCTTTATCCAAACCTTCTTTCTCACCTTGATAGTCCAATTTGATTTCTTCAAATCTTTCTTTCTTTACTTCAATATTTTCTATCTTTTTATTGTTAATCTCAAGCCCAGCAATGTTCTGTTGGAAACCTGTAGATAATAATCCGTAAATACCTATAGATGTAAGAACTGATAACACAAATAATGCTGTTGTAAGGTAAATCTTGAGTAGTCCGTATATTTCCTTCCATTTATCATGGAGATATGTCGCTATAGCAATTTTAGAAATCTCTAAAAAAGATCCCATAATAATCACGGGTAATGCTACCGCCGAGAAAATAATGGATAGACCTACTACACTATAGTAGGCTGCGGTTCCTGATAAACCTATTGCACAAAAAAGTAAAAACCAGGGTAAAAATTTCTTATTCATTTAAATTGTTTTTAATATATAAATATCAAAATAATCAAATGGGGCGATAATGGAAACCCTATAAAAAATAAAACCCCCACCGGTACCAGTGGGGGAGTGTAATTTCATTCTACCGTATAGATAGAATTGAGGAGTTTCACCCTGGTGACTTCAGGCACCTTCCGCCGAGTTGTATGGGTAATCTCGGTTCAACCCTTTTATAAATAATCAAACAACTCTGAAGATTCATTTCGTAATCTACGAAGTGCCTTCTCTTTAATCTGACGAACACGTTCTTTAGTTAAACCAAAGTCAGATCCAATGTCTTCCAAAGTACGGGGTGTACCGGTAATCCCAAAATAATCACCAACAATTACTCGTTCTCTGTCATCCAAACCATTCAAAAGACCCATAAGTTTGTCTTTAAGAACATCTTTGGTATTGAACGCCGCGTCAGGAGCCAAGGCATCTTTATTTTCAATCATATCAACCAATGTATCACCTTCATCGTTAATATTCATATCAAGGTCTATAATTGAGGGTAGTGTTGAGAATTTGTCATCCAATTTCTTACCTGTTTGTTCAACCTCTTTCTTCGCCTTATGTAAATCCTGAACCACATTAACTGGTAGACGGATTGTTCGTGAGTTGTCGTTCAGTGATTGAATAATTGATTGTTTAACCCACCACACAGCGTAAGAAATGAAACGTAGGTCTTTATGCCAATCAAAGTTTTTAATTGCTTTCATCAAACCTAAATTACCTTCAGCAATAAGATCCGACAAGTCCAAACCTTGATTTTGGTATTGTTTTGCCACCGTAATAACAAAACGTAAGTTTCCTGTCAAAAGCTCTTCCTCAATTTGTTGTTTCTCAATCAAGGTAAGATCGTTTGACTTCATTCGTGTTGCCAACAGACGTTCGCGTTCTGCTGTCATTACCTTAATTTTTCTAATGTCTTTAAGGTAATGGTAAATCTCATCCTGATTAATAGGTGCTCCTGTGTTTTTGTCCTTCATATATGTTTATTAAAGTGATTTTGAATATTCGTCTAATTTCTTTTTTTCTAATTCCGATAATGACTCAATACCTTCGTTTCCAATCTTATCAAGTAACTCATCGAGAGTTAAATCGCAAACTTCAGGTCTTTTAAAATTAAAGATTATGTCTGCCATATCCATGAATGTGTTTTCTTTATTAAGACCCTTTGTTCTTAATTTGGGTGTTACCGGTTTAAGCATGTCTTTTGGTTTATTCTTCAAAGATAATAAATGTCTCATATTATCCTCATCAAAATTTGAACCTATGTTTCTTGGTTTTGGAATTAAGATGTATTCAAATTGTTGAATGTCAACCGCAACAATATCCATGAAATCTTTCATTTCATCGAAGGATAGATCTGATGCAAAATTGAAGATGGAGTGTAAGTCCCCATACATAAACTTGATTTCTTTTGATGTCATTACATCGGAAATAAATCCTCCGATTTCTTGTGTTTTTTCTTCTGAGTTTTTTACGTCTGTATTGTAATAAACAAAAAGTAAGTAATTCATATGGGGTTTTTAAAATGTTCTACAAATATACGGATAAAATTGGGATTGGTTTCAAAAAAATCAAACTTTTTTAGTTATGAAGATAAATAAAGTCTTTTTCTAAGAAAATTGAGTTCAGTTTACCAATTAAAGTCTTCGGGTGTTTTACATTTTCCTGTAATTTACCCGCGTTTTTCTTATATACCTTATTCTCTATTTGACTTCTTTCAATCTCGGCAATAATCTCTTCATCAACCGAAACATCAATCCAAGGTAATGTTAATAAGGAGCCTTTGGTGAGTGACATTGAACTGTCGTTTGTTCTCCACCACCAGTACAAGTACGAACTATTCAACAATATCAATGCTTTATTATAAGATTCCAAGTCTTTCATGAATATTTCAATCTGACCTGTTCTATCTAATTTTTCTGTTGAGGCACTTATAAAATATCTTGGTGAGTTCGCAATATATAACGGATACTCAGAATAATCACATAAATAATTCGACAATAGTTTAGTGGTTTGTATGTATTTGTTGGTATTTTTTGATGTCTTGTAAAATATGTTTTCAGTAAGAATAGCATCATCAATGTTATCCTCAATATTATCCAACATTTTTTTTCGGTCAGAACTTTTCCATCTAATTATACCGGTAGTCCTTCTATCATCATTATTATTATGTGTGATAATAATTGAGACCCTAACACTCGCATCGTAAAAAATACAACCAGGAATATTATCGAAATGATATAAGTTTATCGCACTAAAGGTAAGAAGGTTTTTTCTTGTCTCTTTAAACTTTTTACCATTTGTAAATGAGAGCGGATTAATACTTACAAACCCTTTAGTTGTTTTGGATGCCTTATCTAAGAAATACGCGTATATATCACTATCCCTGTATTTGAAGTAAGGTGGATTCATAATGATGTAATCTTCACCGAAATTGTATTCTAAAAAGTCCTCGTTAAAACTTTTAGGTTCCACACCAAATTTCTCTCTAAAATTACCTAACGCGATCTGTAATTGATTATTGTCTCTTTCATTAATGATCAATCTGTTTTTTACGAAATCAACAGGATCATCTTGTATTGACGCTAAACATATAGATAATATACCCAACCCACAACAAGGGTCTAACCATACGCCTTTACCATCGTCAAATAATTTTGTTTTTTCAGACATAAAAATAGAAATATCTTCTGGCGTATAAAAAACACCATTTTCTTTTTTTTCTGTTTCGTTGTATGGATTTTTAAAATTCATATTTGTGATTATTATAGTATGTTTGTAAAAATTGGTGTATAAAAAATTAACAACTTCCTTTGTCTTTTAAATTTAATTCAACATTTTCATTTTTATACATTATCTCGTATTTTAAATTATATTTTTTAATTAAATCAAAATTAATGGTAACACTATCCATTGTTTGTGTATATCCAACCATTTTTGATTGTTTCTCCTGCCTGATAATATCGTACATGTTTTTAAAGTTATCATCACATTTTATTAATACAGATAATAATTTATTGTTATTACCATCATAAACCGTACATAACGTGTCTTTAAGATCCTCTGTTTTTATTTTATCGACTCTACCAAATTGTCCTAATGAAGTACATAAAGTTATCGAATAATTTCCATTCTTTTTTTTCCTATTTAGCGAAGCACTTTTTAAAGAATAGTTTTGTGAATCAGGACCATGAGCTTTAAATCCTCTATCATCTTCTAACCCTAAGTCTTCAAGTTGGGCAATTTCTCTATATTTAAAATTCCTAAAATATTTTTCAGGGACAATTGAAAAAACGACTCTGATTTTATCTCGAAAACTTAAATTAACAACTAATTCATTGACTTTTTTAATTACGTCATCAATAGATTGTGTTTCTAACATTTTTTTATTATTAAATTCTTCCATTAATATTTTTTTAATTAAATTTTGCATACTAATAAATACAAATTATTTCACAAAACTTTTGACAAATTATTTTCTTTTTTAATTTTTACAACGTGATCCCCCCAAGTTGACACAATACTATTATGACTAATAACAAAGACCTTTTCGAAGTAATCTTTAATCTTTGTGAAGAACTCATAGACCATTTCTAAGTTGTCGTTGGCTATTTTACCGAACACCTCATCTAGTACAACCAGATTTGGTTTTGGCAAACTTGCGATCTTAGTAAGTACGGATCTCAAAGCTAAAGACGAAATTGTCTTCTCAAATCCTGAACCTGAGGTCATTAGTTTCTCAACACCAGTTTCGTTATCTGTCATAATAAACTCAACTTCATTCTTATCATTAATACGAACCTCTAATTTGAAGTAACATGAGTCTTCCATTAATCGTTGTAGTTCGGAGTTGATGATAGGCATCATAGTTTTCATAATCATTTTTGATATACCATTCTTACCATAAAGTTCCAAATATATCTTGTATATCTTTTCTTTCTCTTCTTCTTCCTTAATCGTAACGATTTTCTTTTGGTTGGTTTCAATTTTTTCCTCAAGTGATTTAATTGACCCTTCGTTTGTTGTGATTGAAGTATTAATTGTTCTTCTTTGATTCTCTAAATTATCCAACCTAACATCAGCCTTGATTAGTTGAGCTTCAATCTTTTGATTTTCTTGGATCTTATCTTGGATTTCTTCCCACCTTTTGATCTTATCGTTCAATACTCCAATCTTCAAATCACAACTTTCAACTGAGATTTCATATTTTTCTTTAACCAACTTGTTTTTTTCGTATTCATCAAACTCTTTTTTGAGGTCAACGAAACCTTCTTCCGTGCGGGTTAAAACCGTCATAGCGGCTTCATTTGTGGTTTTCTGCCGGATATAACCATCAAGTTCGGCGATTTTGGCGTTTGTGATTGCCGCGTTCATCAACTCAATTCCACAGTGTTCACATTTGATCCCACCTTCAACTGAAGATTTTAGTTTGTTAATTGACGCAATCTCTGTATCAATTTTAACGATCTCTTTGTAAAGATTGTTGATTTCTTCTTTAACCTTGTCGTGGATCCCTTCTTCATAGAATTGAGAAGGCTCAACAACTTTGATTTCGGATATTTTTGTAAGAAATCCAGATTTCTCACGTTCAATTTCTTTGATTTCATCTTTTGTTTTTTCAGGATTTAACAAACTTAACTCTTGGTCAATGTTTGTGTGTTTTTTCTTTAACATATCATCACGATATGTTTTACCTTTTGTAATTGCTTCATCAACCTCAACTAAAAATTGATTACTTTCTTTTATTTGAATTTGGAGTTCTGATATTGAATTTTGATGTGTTTCAATATCACTCTTCAATTGTTCTGATGAGTATATGTTTGAGATCTTTTGTTTTGAGAACTCAGAGTAGATTTCTTTAGCAACCTCTTCTTTTCTTTTCAAGAATTCTAATCCCATGAAACGTGATAACACCTGACCTCTTGCTGTTGGTTTTGACTCCAATAAATCTTCAAGGTTTGATCCTGTTGTAAGTATTGTCATTAAGAAGTCTTCTTTGGTCCCAATTGAGTTTTTGATAAACGCTTCAGTTTCTCTTCTTTGTTCACCGGTAAAATTCAATAAAGTACCGTCCGATAGTTTCTTGAAGAAATCCAACTCTGTTTTAACGTTCCATTCACCTTTTTTGGATAACTTTCTTTCAATGTTTCTTACAATTACGTAATCCTCACCATCAATGGTAATTTCACCTTTAACGTGGACTTTGTCTTTATTTGAAAATCGGTTGAAGATCTCCTCGGCTTTGGTCGTCTTTGTTGTTTCATTAAAGAACAAAAACATTAGGAGGTCAACGGTAAGAACCGTTTTCCCCCCAAAGTTAGGTGGATCGGATTCAACCACCACAATTCCATTTAACTTATCAAAATCTAATCTTTGATTTTCACCGTATGATAAAAAGTTTGAGAACTCAATGTTTCGAATATACCACTTCTTAAACTGAGCTTGGTTTTCTTCATCACCAGACATTCTGTTTTCAACCATTCTGTTGATACCTAACACATCTTCACTTTTATCCTCATAACCTTTTGATTTAAGATAGTTGGTGATGAGGTCAAGTTGGTATTGTGGGTCAGAGATATTCACTGACACATCAATACTTTGCATGGATTCAGTTTCAACGTTCTTCGTTTTAGTGAGAACATTAACATTGGTGGTATTATACTTCTTCGAGAAGTAATGTTTAACACTCTTGAGTTTGTCCTGTGTAAAGTTTTCCGGTAAATCTTCCCATACAACTTGTATGATTGGGTTTTCATACATAGAAAAGTCCAAATCTTTTATCATGATATTGTAATTAAATGTTTTTGGTGGATTGAATAAATCCATTTTTTATCCTTCTGTTTGTGGTTCTTCAACTACTTCAGATTCATCAAATTCTTTGTTAATTTTTGCGGATTCTTCAGGATTTGGCGTGAATTTGAACGCATGTTCAACAATCTTTTCTTCAACTACACTCATATCTAATTGTTGTTCACCAACTTGAGCACTTAATTCTTCTTCTTTAAGTTTATTCAATTGTTCTTGGATCAACATATCAAATGCCTTTTGCATTCCTGATTTTTTTTGTGCCAAAACCGAATTACGTTTCGCAACCTTTCTTCTGTGTTCTTTTGCTTTTTTACCCATTTTATTTGTTATTAATTATTGTTATTTGGTCTATTTTCTTCAAACCACTCTACTACACCATTGATTGCCCATACAGCACCTGCTGACAACATTCCATCAAAGAATATGGAAATATATCTATTAAGTCCAATAAATTCATGCCAAGGTGCGAACAATGTTAAGGACATAAAAAATCCTACCCAAGTTGATGTACAAAGTATACATTGAATTAAACTATATATAAATTGAAATATCGATCTAAAAAGAACCCACCCAACATTTGGTTGAGCATTTTTATGTATCCAATTTCTTAATCCGTTAAAAATTGATCCGTAAACAAGAATGTTCGTCATTCCGTAAGCGGTAATCATCCACATTAAAACTATCATATTCGTCTATTTAAATTTGATCCCCTCATAAGATAACCCTGATTTTGATTACCATTAATAAGTTCTCGGTTTATTTTTTCCAATTCTTTTATTTGTTCGTTCTTTTGTTGTAACTCACCTCTCAAGTTTTGGAGTGTTTCTTGTAACATATTTGTCTTATTATTTGTTACGAGAATGTCTAAATTATGTCTAAGTTCATCTAACTCTTCATCCTTTTTAGACATTTTATTTTGGAAAATATTTTCCATTTCTTCCGTTTTAGTGGAAAATTCTTCTCTAATTCTGTCAATTTCAAGGGTCTTAGTGGAAATTTCTCCGTTTAACTGGTCTATTTTTAACAATAGTTCATTAACTTGAGTATCATCAGAGGTATAGATTATTTTCTCAACCTCTTTGATGACTTCAACAGGTACTTCCACCCGTATTTCTCGGATTACTTCAATTTCCACCCATTTTTCTTGGTCCCCACCCGTTTTTCTTGAATCACTTAAGTCTTTTTCACCTTCATTGTCGGTTTTTAAGTCTTTTTCATCTTCATTAAGTGTTTTTCCCAAAAGACCGTACTTCTTAATATCAAAACCTTGCTTGAAGCATAGGTACATGAAATTATCCACATCCTTTATTCCTTTGGATTCACATAATGCAGACACTGCCTGCATTGTTTCTCTATTAAATATTTTGGAGTTTTTCGGTTCCATTCTCAATATCTTCAAATGATTTTATGGAGAACTTCATAAATGGTTTTGGGTTTGGTAAATCAACATAAGAATACTCTTTTGATTCAACATCATATATCCCATATCCGTGTCTTCCAATACTCTCACCAATATTTTGTTGGATTGGACTTCCGATCATATATCCCTTACCGGTCTTGAACTTGAACTCTTGTCGTTTGTGGATATCCCCACACAATACGGCTTCCAACCCATTAAACTTTTCAACATCATATGCTTCCTCACCAAAATCAAAACCAAGATCAGTTTTCATCCCTTGAATTGCTCCGTGAAATAAACCAATTCTTTTACCTTTTGATTCGGTAATGTCGGGTGGAATATTTCCTTGATATTGTGAATACACACACCAACTAATATTCTCATCCTCATACACACCTCTATCTCGGTAATACACAATATCCTCATTCCTCAAAGAATTAATAATAGGAGTAAGAGCATCTAATCTTTCGGTATTGTTTACCAAAAAGTCGTGGTTACCAGGTATAATAACGGTTTTAGCAATGAATGAACATTCAGTTAAAATCCAAGCAACAATCTCAATAAGTTCAGGTGTCATTTGATTTTTGGAATGAACAAGATCACCGGTGAACACAATTCGATCTGGTTCCAACTCTTTCCATTGATCAATGGCTGTTTCCAAAATTGATTTATACAAATCGTGGTCTTTAAAAAGACGGATATGTAAGTCTGAAAAGTGTATAAGTTTCTTAATCATTTAATTGTGTTTTGTCTCCGCAATATACTTCGTATGGTGGTCTGTATGGATCATCTTTTACCGGAAATGGTGGATTTACAGGAAATGGGTTTACAGGGATTGGTATTATGGAAGGGTCAAACATACCATTTTTGTTTACTTCTTTAACCTCTTTCATCTTTTCTTGGATGGTCTCAATATCTACTTGTGTAAAGTCAGTCCAATTTCTGTTGGTCATAAAACCATCTAACCAAAAATAAAATTCTTTGTGTGTCATATTTTTAGTCAATGAATAATTCAAAGTCAGCGTTAACGTGACCACACTCATTACACATATAAGTTGGGAATGGTACAATCGTGTCTTCATGACTTCCTGTTAATAATGCCGGTACTTTTTTGATCATAGTTACTTCTTTGAAGAACTTTGAGTCACATTTTTCACACTTGATAGTTTGTTGTTCTTTCAAGTTAATTTTTGGTCTGATGATATCGTCGCTCATTTTATTATATAATTTACGTTTATTTTAATTGTTGTTGTGTCCCAACTGGTATTAGTATACCAAATTGGCGTAATTGTTGCTTCCATACTCAATAATAGTTTATTTCTTAAGTTTAGTCAAATATTGTTTTATATCCATATCTAAGATTGTGTTCATAGTTTTTTTAGATACTCTATATTCGTGATACTCCCTTTCATCTGTAATCAAAACGACGATACACCCTAAAAGTTGTATATCCTCATATTTTGATCCCTCCAACATTTTTAAAAGTAACCTACCATAAAAAGGTAATTGAGTATTGTAGTGACCTAAAGCATTATCAGGTAAATCTTCAAATGGTTTTTTCATTTTTTTAGTATAACGAGTAACCGCAAAGTTCTTCGGCTTATTTGATTTCCAATCTGTTATAAGAATACCGATGTTACCATTTGTACCAATTACCAACCAAACCTTATCGGGTTGACCTGTATATTCAAGATCAGGATGCCCTAAAACCATCTCCGTATCAATCAGTTCACATCCTCTTTCTTTGAGAAGTTCAATGTAATGTTTACCAGCCATGATCATCGTATCACTTTTGATGATCTGTTCTGCGTCACAATCAAATATTGGTTGACGAACAACTTTATTGATCCCAAATTCTTTAAGTGTATGTTCTTCCAAAAAGAAGTGACAACGAGACCCCAAGTTTGTTGATTTCCTACCTAATTCCGCCCATTCTTCCATTAATCTTTCGGCTTCATCAGGATCACCACCAGCTTTACTATAGGCGGCTTGTTCGGTTGGGAAGTCATCGTAGAATATCTTCATCACTTTGGATACTGATGGGAAGTCCGATCGTAAATTACCGTTCTTATCCAACATAGTATATTTATGACTTTCCTCCTCAAAGGTGAGTTGGAATTCTTTTTGTTTCTCAGAAATAATATCCCTTATTTCTTGTGCTATTTTTTTTAAATCCATTATTTTATTATATGATAATATTCATCTTTTATTTCACCCCTTAGATCGGCAATATCTTTCTCGTCGGGTAATTTTATTAACTTTATTCTACCCCATAGTTCACCACCATTCAATTCGTGATAAAGTTTAACAGAGTTCCCCCAAGCATCGGCATCCAAACATATTATGATATTTCCTTTAGCGTTGCGATATATTGTCTCAAACAAAAGTTCTGACATATGTTTACCTAACATTGGTATAGGATTATTTAAAAACAATCCATCAAAAGCACCTTCAACCAAATAAACATCTTTCTTCCAATCAATTAAATTTTCCCAAAATATAATTTTGTCTTTTTCGGCTTCAGGGTTCTTATATTTTGCTCGGGACATCGGGTTCCAACTCCTTGCAATATAGTAGTTCAACTCACCTTTTTTATCGTATGATGGGATCACAATACGTCCAGCGTGGTCTCCTTTATCACAAAACCCAATCCCAAATCTTTCAATCATTTCATCGGTAATTCCACGACTTTTGAGGTAATTCATTGCCTGTCGTCTAACAGGATATACCGTACTTGAGTCCTTGAATAAGGTAAATCCTTCAGGTAATCTGAGTGTTTTTTTCTTTTTTTCTCGTTTTACAACTGTTTCTGGTTTGAAAACCTCATAAAGTTTCTTTTGTTTCTTGTTTCCGTATTTGTCAAATATCCTACCCAAAGGTCCGTGTGTACCCTCACTATCACCGCAAGACCAACACTTATAAACATTGTCTATATAATTGACCTCCAAATTGTGTTTATCCCTCCCATCGTCACATACGGGGCAGTTGAAGGATATTTGTCCACGATTGGGGTAGTGAAGTCCGTGATCACCAAGAACATCTTCCAATAACTCAACTAAAGCATCATTTTCATCCATCTCCTATAATATAAACATAAACTTTCAATACATCAACTACACAAACTTTTGAGTTCTTTTATATTTATTAATGATATGCCAACACAAATCACTATTTCAACTTTAACAGGGGCTCAACCATTTGACGTTTATTCTTGCGATGACACATACGACAATTGTATATACGTAGCAACAATCACATCAGGTCAGGTTCCCTATAATTTTGATTTACCTTTTATTCAAGAAGGTATGTCTTCAGTTGGAATAAAAGTGGTCGATAATAATGGTTGTATTGAGGAGTCTAATGTTGTAATATAATATGTGTCTTAATTTAGGTCTTTGGGTTTATAGTGGTACTTCGGTTGGTTTATGTAATGAAACACCAAACTTAACTTTATACGGTAATAATGTATTTTCTGCAGAGCCGGTATTCAGTGGTTCAGGATGTAATAATCCTGCGGATTTGATTGCAACAGGATTTTATTCAAATGGTAATTTAACTTTTGAATTTTCATTTTTATTCGGACAATATTATGTAAGTGGTATTTCAGGTTGTACGACTGGTGGTGATTTATATTGTATACAAAATGAACCAGGTTATAATGACACATATTTACTAGTTGGTGTTCAGGATGATTACCCACTCTACACATCTGTAACCAATAATACGTGTATTTATTATTCAACAGTAGAAACAAGATGGTGTTTAGCAAGTAGTGTTGGATCTCCGTGTGTTCAATTTGGTCCTTTTGCAAGCACAAGTTCGGAGCCAGATTTTGATATAACTGTTGGGTATCCAGGTTTATGCGTAACACCCCCAGCACCACCTGTAGACCCGTGTTTAACAATTGATTTTGATGCAATTTTTGATTGTTTAGTTCCAGTATCACCAACACCAACACCTACTATTTCAGTAACACCAACACCAACACCAACTCCATCAGCATCTAATCCATGTGGTGGTGTTTCAATGACTGTAACTTCGAGTGGTTACACTCCAACACCAACCCCAACAATGACACCAACACCAACACCTTCACCACAGGTTACGAGACCTTGTAATTTTTCAGGTGAGGTAATATTCAACGCATTTACCGAATACTTACAATGTGGTAATAGTAAAAAATTCAAAGATTGTTTTACGGGTATCGATTATTACACATCAGATGTTGTTTTAGTCTCAGGGACGACGTTACCGACAGAAGGTTATGTCTATAATTCGGTGATTAACGGACAAGGTTATTGTGTTATATATGAAGGTACGGTTGATAATATAAGTGGTGTTGATAATATTACATTAACAAATGAGATCGGATCTTACGTTGATGGAGCGTGTTTAGATTGTTTACCAAACCTAACCGCAACTCCTACCCCTACACCGACATCAACACCAACTCCAACTCCGAGTTTATCACCTTGTGTTAGTTTATCATACAGAATAACTAATGAAAGCCCCGCACCAATTAAATTTGATTATACCAATTGTAATGGATCTCAATCTCAAAATTTACCTGGGTTCTCTTCAATCATTATTTGTGCTTCGGTTATACCAACAACAACATCACCTAACATACAGATAGATCCTTTAGGTTCAACTTGTCTATAAAAAAAAATATCACCTAAAAAGACGATATTTCCAATTATCGGTATTTTACCCGATATTAACTCCAAATCTCTTTTAATCTCATAAATCCTAATACACAACTATAAGCATCTGTTTGATCGAAATTTTCTTTCTTAAGTGTGTTATTTTTGGTGTATAACCATTTAATTTGAGGTTCTCTTTTTGCGACTTTTTCCCAAATAACCATTTTCTTATCAATGTCTTTTGGTAGTCCACCAAACAATACAAATTTTTTCTTATCGTTCTCTTGTACCAAATCAGGAAAAGCAAACTTTCTTGAGTTATATGTTGAAATGAATTCAGGTACAATTCCTAATATATTATATATTTCTTTGAAGATAAAACTATTGAATCTTAATAATGTTTGGATTGTATATATATTATTAGAGTTAAGTAATGGTTCTTCAATTACAACTCTGACGATTCCAAGATCTTTGTATTCTTTTAATTTTTCGGCAAAAACTTCGGACTTTAGAATTAACTCTTTAAGTTTGTCATCTTCATTTTTATCCATCTTTGGTCTCGGTGAAATGTGAGTAAGTTCCAACAATTCTTGTGTCTTTATATCGAATAGTGCCCAACCGATTGTTCTTGTAGAAACGTCCAAACCTAACACTTTGGGTGAATTTTTTAAATTTTTTGCCATAAACAATAATGTTTTATATTATAATAAACTAAAACAATAAAAATTGTAGTTTTTTAGAAATCTAACTTAATAACATACTGTTGAATACCTTGTCTTAGTACCGGTGATTGTAATTTAGACATCACCAAAATATCTTGGTTTTCATCTAGCAAAGCAATCTCCGTAACATATGATTGTGTACCAAATGTCCATGTTGGGTTCTGTGAAACTAAGAACTCGTTAAAACTTAAGTTGATCTTATACTTCATTTCGTAAATGGTTGCCTGAATATCAGTTTCCAAATTACCGTAGAAATAATACTCATCACCGAAATTAAGTTGTTGTCCTGTTGCTCCGTTTTGTACTAATTCAACATAGTTATTCAAATTATAGTATGGTGCCGAATTGTAATTTTCCGCAGTTACCGTAAACGTACTTGCGGTTAGTGATTGTTGTGTAACATATCCATTAAGGAATAAGTCACTAATTTGATCTGTAAAATCAATCAATCTCCATTGTGTTGGGTCTGGTCTCTGACCTGCAATTGTTCTCTGAGCCAACACTTGAAATTGTGTTGCGTAGAATCCAGCGGGAACAGTACAAGTAGGACAAGATGTTGTTGTAGTTGTTGTAAATGGACTAATAGTCGTTGTTGTCGTAGTACTTGGCGAAGTTGTTGTTGTTGTGGTTGTTGGATTAAATCCTGGTTGTACCAAACAATTAAATTCCGCACCAAATCTAACTGCCACATTCTGTGGAGTATCAGGAGTACAAACATTTGCCGTACCAACAACACTTGTATAGTAATTACTGTGTAACGAATTAGTAAATGTGTCAGTATTTGATAAACGATAAGTTACCCAAAGAGTTTCTCCACCACCAGTTAACACTCCCGTTGAACTTGAAACTCCGCAGGTGTTTGGTGTGATTAATGAAACTTGTGGAGCCGGTAACGTCCAGTTTCTATTTGATTTATATGATAATGCCGCAACAATTTCTTCGTCATCAATAATAATCAATTTAGAATCAGGAAATACTTTACCAATTCTACTTGGTAATCCGTTAGGTTGTGCAAATGTATCCCAAAGGTTATAATACCTCAAACCCGGTTGGTTCATATTATCAGAAATACTTGATTTGATGTATTGTACTTGGAATAAGTTTTTACCATCAAACCCTGGAGGATCAACCCAAAAAGTTTGTCCGAAACAACATTCAGGGTTTTTGTGCCACATCAAAGTTGGTATGTGTAATTTAAAGTTTCTTGCTTGTCCTTGAGTGTTATCAGGATTTTGAGTATCGTAAGGTTCTAAAGCAAATTTTTCTCCATAGAAAAAATCTATTGTTTGATTTGTATAGTGAATAATCGCAATCGCTTTTTGTTCTTCCGGTGTTACAACAATTTTCTCACCAAATGAATTATAATAATAAACAGAATCTGTTGATGTCTGAGCATTTGAGTTGGTATAACCAAAGTATTCTTTTTGACCTATATATTCAATAGATCCAAATTTAGTATAATCTTGGTATGTACTTGAATTTAATCCAGCAGGACTCTCAGTCCAAGGAATATTCATATTCCATATTTTAACATCAAATTGATCGGTATCACAAACCGATTCAAAATCAATAACACTTTGACTCCAATGTGGTTCAGGTGTAAAACTATCATACAATGGAACCATTTGTGGTGGGTAGATCAAAGTTCTCGCAAGACAATCTGACGCTAAATTTGTAAAGTCAGGTGTTGGTCTATCTAATGTTAATAAATCACCACAAACCGCAACAATTCTATAAGTTAGAATTGAGAAACAACTAATAACGTCTTTATTACAGTCAGGCGCCGGTGGTAATGGACACTGTGGTGTATTTGAAGGTGTTAAACACGGGGTATGTGTTGGTGTTGGTGTTGGGGTCGCCGAAGCACATGGGTTTGAACTTGTTGTGCTTGGTGTTGGTGTTGGAGTGGGTGTTTGACCTACTGATGCGGTTGGTGTTGGTGTTGGTAAATTACTACATGAACAATCAGTCGCTGCTCTACCATCATAATATATTGTAATAAAGTCACCCACACTTGGTGTGTTATTATTTTGACTATTACAATCCATTCTTTGAACACTAATTTCGTTCGTACCATTTAAGGTAGACATATTAACAATATAATTAGGAGTGATAACATAATTGTTGTTAACAAGTGCTTTCCAATCTACTGTTGTTGCTGTTGTGTTTCCTGAGAAGAACCCTCTCATTGCAGCTCTATTATAAACGGACTCAATACCCGAATCCATAAATGGAATACCATAAATATTTGTTTGACCTTCATCAACTAAGTAAGGATATTTTATATACTGTCTATTAGATTCAGGAACACCAGAACTATTCTGAGCGTTAAATTCAGGTTCTAAAATAACCGTATTTGCTTGATTGTAAGTGTTCGGTAATTCATTGTATGAAACCTCACTATCCCCTAAAGCAAAATATGATATCCTAAAATTACCCTCAGATAATCTTTGTCTACCTGTGTCAGTAACACGAGTGTTAACTAATCCTGACGTATTTTTAATTATATATCCCATCTAACTGATAAATATTCTGTTAATCATTTTATATTACAACAGGTTCGGGTGGTGTTGGATTTACAACATTTAACACACAACAACCACAATTATTAATTGAGTTGTTTGTAATGGTCAGTTGATAGTATCCAGCAGCAAGTTCACAAGAACCTGTTGGGTTATTTATTACACTATTAGTAATGGTACCACTAACCGTTTGGTTACTACCCATAGTAATAGTGTTTGTGTAAATATTATTTTGTTGCGTTACCGTTATTGGATTATCAGCAGTACACGGACCTCCAAGTGGGTATGTATTTAACGACGTACTTGACAATGTCATTGGTCCAGTACCGGTGATCGTTGTAATATTATTATATGTAGGTAAAGGTGATAGAGTTGTTGGGTAATAATTAAATGTTGATGACTGAACTAAATCGAATGTTACCGTAACCCCCGCAGGTAACACAGGTGTAGTGATTGAGAATGTATTCAACGAATAATTAACATTTAATGTCAAATTATATGTAACAGATGGTGTATTACCTACAATAACACTCGCAACTGTACCGATTGTTGTATTAACATCCCTCACAAAAATATCATAATTACCATTTGTAAGTCCGTTGAATATTGGTGATGATTGGTAAGTTGCTCCCCCGTTTATTGAATATTCATATGGTACTTGTCCTCCTGATGCCGAAACAATAATACTACCATTAGTACCACAAACTGCGTTATTTACATTAGCACTTACCGATATCGTATAAGCGGTCGAGCATTGTCCGTTGATAACATCCAAACTATAAACCGATGGTGTTCCCAAAACTTGCCAGTTACTTATTGGTGGATCGGAAGGGTCGTTATTTATTAATAACACAGAAGGATTTGAATATCCTGTCATTGTCCATTGGGACGGTGTTGATCCTGTATTCCAATAAATAACATATTGTCCTGTTGATGAACTCCAACTTGGTTGACCGTTTATTTCATTACTTGGGTCTAAATCAATTTGTATTGCTTCCGTTACTTGACCTATCTTTGTACTTCTAACAACCAGTGTTGCACACAAAGGACCATTAACTTTAGGTATAGATGGTATGTTACAATTACCGGGATATGATTCTTCAATAAAATAATTTGTACTACCACTAACAGTCCAAGTGTCCCCCGAAGGATATAGACCACTATTACTTAACGATTCATAAAATGATCCTTGACAATCTAAACTTTCACAGAAAATCCAAACACCTTGTGATTGACTCCAAAATACATAACCTAACTCGGTAATACCGTACTGTAATTTGTAATATGGTTTACCATTTTTTAACCCTAAACTACTTGTTGAGATGTAAACCAAAGTATCTTCAACAACTCCCGATACAACAAAACAAACACCAGAAAAAGTAGTGGTTTCAGCCGTTAAAACACAAGTTGTAATTGCCGTAAAATCTTTATAGTAATCAGTAACAGTCGCTTGATATGCTCCAACACCTAAGTTAGTTAAAGCCGGAGCAAAACTACCTACCTCCCAAAAAATAGTATAAGGTGGTGTACCACCTGTTATAATTAAAGCGGTTGCACCATCGAAAGATATGTCACTTGAGGGTTGTAAAACCGAGCAACTTATTCCCAATGGGAATATTGTAATGACATCACATTCATTTGGTCGGTTAGTACTTTGTATTGTAGAATTTCCCATTATCTATATAAATAATCAAATATTGTATTTTTGAATATAAGATTTCATATTCTCCATATATTTTATTGTTGAACTATCCTTATTTATATAATCAAAGTGATTGGGGTTCTCTCTCATTTTTAATATTGGATCAATATTAATATAGTCCCCTTTATAGAATTTTGTAGTTTTTAGATTATCAGTAACTCCCGCCATGTGTAATATTGGGTGTTGTTCGTATTTTTTAATGTCGTCAGTTGCCCAAGAAAAACTCATTTCATCTGTTATCTTTGTTTCAAATCCGTACATCCATAAGTTCCAAAGTAATGCCCACATTTCTGCCGTCCAAAACTGTATTTGACCCGGATTAATCGGAAATCTTTTTTGGTAATTTAACATTTGATCGTACAACTTAATTGAATCTTTATAGATCTTATCCCAAAGTTCACAATTAGAATTCTTGATGAGGTATTGTCCTCCACCTGAATTTTTTTGATTAGTTTTAATTGTGTCGACATCAACACCAATCACTTCAGACATTTCACTTATAAGTTGTCCCTTTTCGGTGTTTAGGTGTTTTTGTTCATATCTTCCACAACAATCCATTATGTAATCATACCCAATATACCCTATGGTATCGGATAAATAACAAGTATTGTCATTTAATAATTCTTCAAAATTTGGTAGTTCTCTAAAAATGATATCAGCGTCATGTAAGAAAAAAAGTTTACCAAATTCAGGATTTGATTGTATCCACTTCGATATTAGGTATGGTTTTATACTCGGTATATAATGTTTCTTAACTCTCTCATCAACAAAGTAATGAACGTTAACACCTAACTCTTTTAATTCTTCAGATTGTTTGGATGGTTTGGTGTTCCCTTGAACTAAACCTAAAACCACGTGTATTTTATTTGGGTCAATACCTTTCTCAATAAAATTGTGAATGTACAATTTTATTTGCCAAATAAAATAGGGGACATCGGGTTGTGCTGAAACAAATAATATGTTTTCCATAAAGGAAAATTAAATTAAAATAAGGTAAAGTGAATTAATTTTAAATTTTAAACTCTATACGATTTCATAACTTCCGTTCCATAAAAATCTATCACCATTCGCCCAAGTAAATGGTTGAGTCGCGTTTACATCATTTGCAGTTCCATTTACAATATTTACATATTGCATAGGGGCTTTAGTGTTAAACCCTGCTCTTCCTCCAGCCATTATGGCATTATACCAAGCACTACCATTATCTAATAAAGTTACCGTCATCAATATAGCGTCAGCATGAACTGCCGTAACTGGCATCGAGACATACCATTCTCCCGTACCAAATGTTGTTGTTGATCCCATTGCGATATTTCCTCTAACAAAACATGTTTTACCAATTACTTTATACCAACCTTCTATAGTTCCATTACCAATTACTGGATTAGTACCTGACGATGTCCAAACAGGTGTGTAGGATGACCAAGCAGATTCTATTTGTGACCCAGAAAGGTTAAATGTTATTGTAGATAATGTTGTTGCCGATACCGTTGGTGAAGTTACAGTTGTTGCCGTCATACCGCTTGTATAAGTATTACCGCTAATTATAACAGAACTACCAGACATCCTAACTAAATCCGCATCGTTTACTCTGAAGTTTATGTAGCTTGGTGGGTATGTATTGTTAGTTGCAAACATATCAATACCAACAGGTACGCTTGAATTGTCTGAAATCCCTAATTGGATTTTTCTATCAGAGCTTAACTCGTCACCACCGCTTGATGCTATAAATGGTCCTTCTTTATTAACACCACCTGTAGATGTAATTAATAATTCTCCGGTTTTTTGATAGATAGCCCCATAAACGTCTAAGTCATATTGAGGACTACTAACCCCAATTCCCAACCTTTTATTTACATTATCCCAAGTAAATCCAGTAGTTTGACTTACCGTACTTGCCGAACTTTGGAATAGGACTCCACCTGTAAATCCTGATTGAATCTGTGTTGAGTTAATAATTACTACATCACTTGGTAAATTTTGATAAGTTGTTGCTGATATTGTTATCGCACTTAAACCCGCATTAAATATTGTATTACCCGTAACCGTACCTCCTGATAACGGTAAAAATAACCCAATCCCACTTTGACCACTTGTCCCTGACGATCCGTTTGATCCTGACGTACCGCTAGATCCTGAACTTCCTGAGGATCCTGAAGAACCAGAACTACCTGATGAACCCGATGAACCTACTTGAGCGCCTATTGTTGTTGTAACATATGAATAATGGGAAGTTCCTTGAGTATAAAACGATGCCGAACTTACCTGATTATCTTGATTTACAACTTTAATAATCACCACCATTCTGTCTGTAGAATTAACCGATGATGTCGGTAATGTAATGTCAGTAATAACACTTACTGGTGTTGTATTATTATTATTCCATCCAATATTAACCGCTTGTGACGAACCAATAAATCCTTGAATAACTCCTAAACTGTTCGCTAAATAAAGCTCAACAAAAGCCTCTAAATCATCGTTTTCATCATCTTTTGTGAACCATAAATTAAATATTTGGACTCCACCAGGTATAATATTAAATCCAAATTGAGTTGATGCGTAACTACCAATTGTTGTACCTGTTGATAGTGCCGAAATACTTTGAGTTGTAACAGTTTGACCACTAGCCAATGGGTCAGTTGACAACTGTAAATAACTACCTACCTCAACTATGTCTGAATTAAAGAAATAATTAGTTCCACCACCGATACCATTTTGACCACTAGTCCCTGAAGATCCTGAAGAACCTGAGATACCGCTAGTTCCTGAACTTCCTGAGGATCCTGAAGAACCAGAACTACCTGATGAACCTGAAGAACCGTCCGCACCATTATATACCCATGAAATTGTATATGTAAGTGTGTTTAGTGTACCACTACCGGCAATAAACGTTAAAGAAAAATCAAAATAACTTGTGTTGTCAGTACCACCACCAACTTCAAAAATACCAATTACGTTGTTATTCCCAAGTTCTGTTATTTGTAAATATGGTCTGCTAGAACCTGGTGTATTAATAATAGTTAATAAGGTATTTAACCAACTATAATAATCCGTTGAATAAGAATCGTCCTTACTAATACTAATCTCAGTTATACTTGAGATGGTACTTGAATTTGTTACAAAAAATTTGCTATTAGGGTCATTTGGTGCCTGAGTACCACTATTAAAATCCCACCTACCTGAATTAGATCCATCATTACCTGTAATTCCATTAGACCCGCTAGTACCGCTTGATCCAGATGTACCTGAAGAACCGCTAGACCCTGTTGTACCTGAAGTTCCGCTAGACCCTGAAGTTCCATTAGCACCACTAGATCCTGATGTCCCTGATGTTCCGCTAGTTCCATTGGCACCACTAGATCCTGATGTTCCGCTAGTTCCATTGGCACCACTAGATCCTGAAGTTCCATTAGACCCACTAGAACCGTTTGATCCTGATGTTCCATTAGTACCTGTGGCTCCACTTATTACTTGAGCAACCTGTTGGATTGTCGCCTTAAAAGAAGAACCGGCAGGATTTTGAGATGTGTTACCGGTGATGACTATGTGAATTAAGTCCGTTAAAGAAACTCCAGTTGCTTGTATTTGATCCGTTAATAATGCCATATCGTATAATAAATATTTTGGTTACTGAAAATTAAACTGCGTTCCATCCATAAAGAAGTAATATTGTAAATTTTGGAACTGTTTTGGCGCTCCTTCAACTGTACAATAAATTATTTCAGACACTGAACATCCGTTTGAATCGGTTAAAGTTAATTGTAGTGCGGGTGCGGTGTTGAATTGAGATGGTAAAGTAAAAGTTACAGGAAAAGTGGTTCCACTACCAACATAAGAGCAATTATTTCCATAAACATCACATGCAACACCACTAAATGGTGGTGTAACACTTGTAGCACTATAAACTATTACTTGATTTGCCACGACTAACTACAACTAACACAAGATATGTCATAATCAATCAACAAGTTGACTTTTATTTCAGTATCTTGTAATGGATTTATTTGTTGAACTGTACAGTTTTTAGTTGTATCCTCACATGCTGTTGTTATTGTAATCCTATTTGATATTACATCAACAGTAACACTTGATATACCTGAAAAACTTTCCAAAATATTTATAATGGCATCCGCCCAAACCGTATCACTTGGATAATCTGTGGTTCCTGTTGAAGTGTAGAACTGTGTTTGTGCTGATACCCCACCAACCTCAGCGTAAATCGTAAAGTCAGCAGAATTAATAATACAATTTGTATCACCACTTGTAAGATCGTAAAAACCTTCTAAGTACATGGACCTTATCGTCTTTTTCTGTATTAAACCACTATCAAAGAATTGTTCCTCACAAACAGTATAGTATCTATAATCCACATATTTTTTAGTTCCAGTAAGAGTTACCGATTTTGTTAAAGAACACCCACTTACATCAGTACAAGTTAAACTATATGTCCCTGCGGTAAGACCACTAACCGTAGATCCTGTTTGCCCGTTAATACTTCCTCCACTCCATACTAAATTAAATGGTGGTTCCCCTGAAAAAATAAAAGTAGTGATTGACCCATCGTTACCATTAAATGGTTGTGAAGCAAATAAATCAAAATAAACCGATTCACTATAATCAACATAAACAGCAAAACTCTGAATACAATTTGGTGTACCAGAATCTTGTACCGTAAGCGTATAATTACCCCATTTTAGGTTATTAAAAATACCAACAGGACTTGTTGTACTTGTTGGATTATAAGTTGGGCCTGTCAATGTAAATAAGTAAGGTAATGTACCTCCCGTCGAAACAACAACTTCAATTCTACCATTATCCCCCCCACATGTCGTTCCTGTAACTGCGGTTGTTGCACTATATAAATTAGTTGAGCTAATTGTTGTTGTTGCAGTATAAGTACAACCAGCGGATGTTACCGTTACTAAGTAATTACCATTAGGTAACCCATTAAATGTCTGATTTGGATTTCCTAACACACCAACTTGTTGTATTCCTGAACTACCTGAAACTGAAATTAGTAAGTTAGCCTCGGTACTATTTCCATTATCAACCAAAACTTGTATTGATCCACTACTTGTAGAACAAAATGAATTAGTTGTGTTAACAGCAACCGTACTAAATGAGTTTGGTGTTTGTAAAGTAACGCTATCAAATATCGTACATAAACCAGCATCAGTTACCAAGAAAGAGTATGCTCCCGATGATAAACCTGTAAATGTTAATGACGTATCAAACGTTATTCCAACTTGACCCGAAGATCCGCTGAAAAAATAAGGTGCGGTTCCATTTGCAACTATAAACTCAACTTCCCCGTCGTTCGCAAAACAACTTGGTTGCTGAATCGTTATAAAACCGGCAGATTGTAATGGTGCAACGGTATTAACAAAATATGATTGTGAACTACTACAACCGGATGAGTTAGTTATATCAACAATGTAAGTACCACTTGTTAACCCTGTAACTGTTGTACCTGTTTGTCCGTTTACATTTGAACTCCAGTTTATCGTATAAGCAGAAATTGGAGGAGTTAAACCTGTAATAAATATTTTTCCACTTCCTCCACCAATACAACTAGCATCGTCAACAACATATCCACCAAATGTGAATCCTGTTGATGGTGTTAAAATAACTGAAGCCGTTATCCCTGTACATCCACCACCATCGTTAGCAACTATATAGTACGTTCCCGCAGATAAGTTGGTGAACTCATAATAAGGTGTTGGTGTTATTGCTGATGTTATGTAATTATCACTACCATCGTAAAGAATAAATGACGCATTCCCATAAACTGTAGGTGTAAACCCTGTAATAACACCATTATCTAAACCACACGAAGGTGCTGTCGAATCAATAGTTACAGTTGTACCTGTTGAAATGTAAAATGGTTGGACTATTTTGGTGGTCACGTTCGCAACATTAACATAATAAGTACCACCTGTCAGTCCCGTCACATAATAAAAAGTAGTACTTGCAGATGAAGGTAGATATAAACCGGCAGCATCCGCAACACTATATGTGGCAGTATCACCGGTTATGTTAAAAAACACCGCACCTGATCCTGTATTACTACAGTCACCAGTGACGCTTAAATTATATACTTGAATGTACCCCATTATTGATTACAAAATATTTCAAATTCAATTCCTATGTTTATTTGGAAGTCGTCAAAATTAGGAATACAGTTATTGTTAAATACAACCACATTTTCATTGTCCACATCAATATTATAACTATAACCTGATGTTAGTAAATTATCTAAAGCGTCTCCCAAAGCATTAACCCATTGAGTGTCGGTAGGATATTGACTTGGTCCAATTCCACTGAAGAATCCGTATTGTTGTATTAATACTCCGTTTTGTCTTATATCAACATACCAACTTGATGAAACCGTATTTATCGAACACACGGTTGAGTTTAAACCATTTTGAGTAAAGAAGTTTTGTAATGTTTGAGTTAAAACAACACCAAAAGAACTAATTAACGGATCACTATTCCAAGGATATAAACCACAAATAACTTCTTGTACAGGACAATCTAAAACATAAAGTTGTGTTGATAAAGTACAAGGTTTACAAGGTACCGGTATAAATCTACAACCTTCTTGTCTTCTCCAAACAAATTTTTGTCTGTGTAGAACAGAATTTTCTAACCTAACACCAGTGTTCCATATTGTTGTAGCAGGAACCATTTGTTCTACCATTCTAATCCAATAGTTACCCATACCATTCACATAATCAATCATCGTTTGATATGTGAAATTATCATTTTCAATACCCGCTAATTTTTGTGATTCCAAGTATCTCCAATAAATTGATTGTAATGTGGGGTACCCACCTGTTTTACCATCAGTGATTGTTTGTCTATTTCGGACATTAATCATATTCCTCCAAAACGTTTGAGCAAACTCAAAGAATGTTTTTTGTTTTGGTTTCGGAACAATTGTTGTCCAATCAATACCACCCAATTTAGGATATGGGTTTGGTATATCACAAGGTGTTGGTGGTGTATAGAATAACCCTTGTTCAGGTATTGGGAAGTTATATTGACGAGACATTGTCCATACATCATAAACCAAACCTTGAGCCGGGTTCATCATAATATCAACATTCTTAACATTCAATGTTAAACATTCTTCCCCCACCTCATAATAAGAATTAAATCCACCCTCAAAACTTGTTCTTAAAGTTGGGTCTGAATCAGTCCAACTCTTTTTATTATCGGCAACTCTTCTTAACTTAAACCCTAAGTTCAAATAAGGGAATTGTCTGTATCGTTGTAAATATTCTTCACCGTAATTAAATGGTAATAGTTGAGTTTGATAATTTGGGTTATTACCTGTAAATAATAAATTTGTTGGTACCGCAAACTCAGGCATTCTGTGTTGTGGTGTGGACTCAAACCATCCCCCACCAATTTGGAAGTAATATGTTTCAGATGCGGTTGGCATTTGAGGACAACCGAACGCGTCAACAGGATAATCACCTCTATCCGTTAAAACATTAGAATTAACCGAAAATGTTGTGAATCCCGTATATTGAACCCCTTGAATGTAGAATATATTATCACCTTGTAATACGGGTAATTGTAAACTTATCGTACCACCTGTAATTTGGAAGTATTGTTTTTCAAACTCCCTCATGTTGATTCGTTGATCCGCAACATAGATGTATTCATTAAAATCAATCAACGCTTCAGGTGCACCAACCATTCTTAATAAACACTCAATAGATTTTCTTGTACCTTTTGATTTAAAAAGGTAAGCTGAGTTTAATATTAAGTTCCTATAGAACTGATAGTTGATCTCTTCAGGTGTTGGTCCGATTTGTAAACCAGGGAATGTATTAGGTTGTGTTGAGAATACCGCCTGTAGTAACTCCTCATTGGATATTGGTGAGAAATTTGTGGTCCAACCCAAAGTTTGAGCCAAGTTTTTCAATAATTGTGATGGTATATCGTTCTGTACGGTATAATGAACACTATTAATATTACCTAAAGCCGATATGAAAGATTTTGTCTCATCGAAACTTCTTCCATAAATCTGTAATAATTTTTCGAATTTTTGGTCAGGTGTATCAAACTCTTTTAATGCTCCTGTTGTAAAAAATCTTGAAATTAAGTTTGTATTATATTGATCTAAATTGATCGCAAAGTCATTAATCTGTGTTAAGTAGTTATCAAAACTTGATGTGATGATATCTAAGTTCCAAATACCCGCTTTAGGGAATGTTGCATACTCACTTGAGATCGCAAATGAACCATCTTCCAATTCTTTTGGTACAACAAACTTAGCTGTGTAAGCCGGTGTTATTTGTCTGTTAAGCAAAAAGTTCTCAACCGGATCAAACTTAAGATTAAACACTTTATTAACCTCAAAGTCATTTGGTCTAATTACCAAATAATCATAAGATATTTGATTACCACTAAATGGATTTCCATCAACAATGATTTTTAAACTAGTTGAACTACTATCGGTAGGGTATAAATAATTAAGAGGGTATTGTTGTCCGTTAATGAATAGAATATATTTTTTATACTCTAATTTCATATTTCTTAATATTGAAACCTCATTTTCACTAAACCTCATGTTGGTTTCAGCGTTTTGTGAGTAATCAATATCAAAAGGGTTTCTTATTGAAGATAATAAAATCTCTAATGTTGTATCATTTTCAATAGAATCATAACTTATATTGAATGCGGTTTCTTGGTTAATGAATTTGTCCGTTTGTGGTGCAATTTCTAAACCAGCGGGAAAGAAGTTAATTATCTTTGTTATTGAGACCGAAAATCTTTTAACTAATGAACCATATTGGGTAAAGTTTGTTACCTGACTTAAATCGTAATTAGGATAAACTCGGTAGTTTGCCGCTAATATTTCTGCGGACTCTACGTTTGTATCAATATTAATAGATTCTAAATTGATAGGATCAGAAAATGTACCTATCGTAAAAGTTCTATTCTGTTTTTCGGTAATGTTTGTTGTGAAATTAAAATTCGCTTGTGTCAAACCTCCGCCAGCAACAAGTTGTACCCCAACTAAATTGTTAGAGAATTGATTTGCTGCACTACTTTGAGGCGGACAAGTAAATTTCTGTGTTGCCATTAAGCTGTGATATTGTTAAATGCTTTAGAGAAGTCGATATTTTCACCACGATTTTGTCTAACCTCATAAAGAAGAGAGTTAAACTGATCTTTAATTTCATACAAGTTGTATTGTTGATAGATGTTATTATCAGCATCGTAAATAGTGTAGATACCGTCCTCAATAGATTTAGTTTGATTACCGTAAAGTGCAATTGCAAGTGTTGAAATGTCTTGATCAACAATTTCAATTTCAGTACTTATAGGGTTGAAGTATGTATTTGAAATAATGATACTTTGGTTTGGTTGACCTATAAATGGTGTTGCACTTGGTTTGTTAGTAGGTGATGATGAAGGTGATAACGTACAAAATAGTAGGTTTGTTGCTCCCTCAACATAAGCATATCTAATAGATTTTTGAATTGTGTTTGTTAGGTTTTGTACCACAGGTTCACAATAGAACGATGAAGTAATGATCCTAAAAAAGTTAGGTATTTTAGTCCCATCAGGATTTAAATATTCAACTCTAAAACCAACTAACCCCTGATTAACGAATTTGTTTCTATATTCAACTGGAACGTTATTAAGGTCAATCACAAGACCCTTTACATTTGGTAATGCCGATAAGACACCACAATCAGTAATTGTTGTTCTGATTTGTGCCGGTCTAATCATTAGAGTATAAATCCCTAATTTGTTAAATTGGTCTGCCGGTAGTTTAAGGTTATATAAACCACCTAATATTTCAACACTACTTCCACCTGTATTGGCGTTATTGAAGTATGGTCTCAACACATCTTGAGCATTCAAAGTTGTTAGTGTGAAGTTCTGAGTATCGTCTCTTGATTCTGTATAAACCACTACGATCTCAACGTCTTCAGGACTAACGTCTGATGGTCTTATAGTTCCGTAATTACCTGTTGCCATTTTTAATCTTTTTTCCTTTTTTATAAATAGTTATGTGGACACTTTTTCAACATTAAAATATTTGTATCCGTATTTTTCTAAATCACCCACATTATCGACTTCACCTAACCTCATCACATTTTCCAATGCAGTATATTTGCCTCGTTCAATAAAGACATTTGTTATAATTTCGGGTTCGTCAATAACATTTAATAATGCCTCATTCTTTGTTAGAGCACTTAAAACTAAATCACCTGGTACTAAACCATACGAATCAACTACATAAATTGTATAGTCCTCGTAATCAAAATAGTTTACACCATTGATCGTATAAGCCGAATACGACCCTGTTGGGTCAACACCCCAATATGTTCCTATCGAACCTGTGTTTCCTGTAACCTGAATACCTAATTTATATTTCCCGCCAGCCAAGTTTATCTTTGGTCCGTATTGTGATAAATCATTAAGTGTTGATTCAGTAAATCCTGTAATAACAAATGGTACCGAAGTATAGTTGTAAGAGTAATAATCAGTCACATCGGTATTTGAATCACCTGTGAATATATAGTCGTAACTTATTGGTGTTGCAGACCAACTACCGCCAGCAGGATAAAACACAATATTACCCTGTGGATTTGTTATTGTTACATTTGAATATGGTACTGTTACGGGTTTCTCAACTTTAGATATACCCCAAGGCGAATTAGCCGTTAGAGTAATTGTGTAGTTGTTTGATGCCGTCGGGTAGATGTGAGTTAAAGGTGTAATACCAACAACCGATTGTTGTGGTGACCCATCACCCCAATCCAAAGTATAGGTCGATAATTGTAAAAACTTAATAAACTCTAAATCGGAAGTATTATAAAAAGTATATGTATACGGATTTATAGTATTAGCCGTAGCGATAAAATTATTTAATACATCCGCCTGTAACATTAAACCATCAGTTGGGGTGTAATAACCCAAATCAACCGCAGATTCAGTTAACATAATATTAACTGAAAGTCCTGTTAAGAACGATGTTCCACCTGTGTTACCCGATAAAATATAATCCATAGGTAGATAAACACCAGTTGTTCCTGTTGTAGTTGCACTTATTGTTGTTTCGGTTAAACAACAAGGATCAATAATAGTGGTAATATCTGTTTCCCCTGTGTATGGAACAAATACAAGATCACTCTTGATGTTTTCGGGTGAAATAATAAACTTATATTCTTGTAATTCCATTATGGATTAACGTATTCGTACCATTTTATCGGTGTTAAAGAATCACCAACCCTTAAGTTGGTTGATGTTGAGAACACTTCGTATGTTTTGTTGTTATAATTTAAATCTACTCTATAATAGAAATATGTTGAGTTATCAAAAGTGAATTTATCAGGTATGATTAAATTTTGTCGGGTATTGGTCATTCTCTTAAAAACACCGGTTCTTGCATCAAAGAAACTTGCCGTCATATAAAATTCATCGATATTAATCACCTCACGACTTCTTAACCAATAAATGAAAAACCCTTCTTTATCACCAATATAATCTAAAACCATTTTTGGTTTCTTAATCTCAACAGGTGGAACCAAAGGTGATAAAACCACCGTTTCTGTTCTACCTTGTTGTACCGGTAAAATAATCGATAAATAAAGTTGTTGTGTCTTTTCGTTATCACTATCAAACAAATCCAACTTAAAAAACGATTTAATAAATGGTTTAGCGTAATAATATACTTGTTCTGTGGTAAATCCGAGATCTAAATATGAATTATCCCAAGACCCTACGGTTGTTGCCGTAATTGGTTGTGAGTAATCATAAAAGTAAAATTCGTAATCAATCGCCGAATCTAAATTAGGAAATACATTATGTGCAAACCTTGATATTTCAAAGTCGGTCGCGGTTCCAATAACTTGTTTTAAGATAGTTGTCTCGTATTCTGTGATCGCTTCATCTCTACCAGTAAAATCCCATTGCATATTAATTGGGATATTAATAGATTGGTCTAAATCTGTTTTTAATATTTTTACTTTATTCGCATTCATCTACTAATGGATCCTCAATTGTGTTTATGTTCTGTGGAACTTTACCTATTTGTGCGTAATCACTTGGTATGTTAAAATCTTCAGGTGTTATCCTAAAAATCGTATTAACGTATGGATAATGACCCCCATTCATAAATGGAAAATCAATACCAATACCTTCATTATCTATAAAACCATATGGATATAAATCCCTCCATCTAAACAATGCGTTTGTTGTGGAGTAATATGCGTAAGGTGGAATACCAACTACACTTGTTGAACTTCCTTCCTCAATATAATCGGAGAATGCTCCGATTTGAATTGGATTATGTGGTTGATAAAAATACCCTATTTGATTACTACTATTTAACCCATTATCAACGATTGCAAACCAATTTTGGTTGAATTTTATTTTGTGTTGATAAGTTGATATAACTCTTTCTAACTGATTGAAGTTATTCCATTCACAAAAATCTCCGTCGATTGTGTCACCTGATGATAATAATTGATTGTAAAAAAACGGTCCTGTCCCAACCAAAGAATTGTATTGTCCTTGTGGTATATTTGTATTTGAATTGGGGTTATTTTGATCCCACCAAGTTTGGGGTTTTTTGTTCTGTAAAAACGTATTAAAGTCCCAACCTTGTTTCATATTTCTTGTCCACCCAAAATAACCTCTCCAAATTGTCGTAAAAAATAATTCAGTTAGTGGTCTGTTTTGATTATCTATTAATCCACTTATATTGATATCACAATTGAATGATAATGTGTAGGACCTACTACCTTCTTTAACAGATGTTCTTTGTTTTTCATTTGGTGTTAGAACTTTTATCTCACATTTCTTTTTATCACCATAGATGTTTCTTTCAAAACCGGCATTAACTAAAACAGCACAATTAGGGTCAGTAATGATTTTGTGTTTACGAATATAATATTGACTTACCGTGTCCGCAGAATTAGCGGCATTTATTACCCTCCTAAATGTCCCTTGAGTGTTTGTTTGGAATGTCGTACCAGTATATCCAACATTTCGTATGTTGAAGATGTATTCATCAGATCCTGACCCTCCATCACCCAAACTAGTTACTTGGAACATTTGGTTTCCGTTGTAATTTACAGATAGATAAACATATTCTCCAACCGTTAACCCGTGTTTCATTGGTGTCTTGAATACTATATTATTACGTAAAGTATTTGATCCTACCACAATATAATATGGTATCCCATTCGATGCGACCCAACTCCAAGTTATATTTGTGTCCGGTTCTACGGTAAATAAAGTTTTGGTGAAATCATTTGCGTAAGCATAACTTATATAATGAGACCAGTTATAGGTCGTTGCACTTACACTTTTAAAGTTTAAGTGATTACTTGGTGGTTGAGTATAACCCACAACACTATTATCCGTCCTGATGAAATCAAATTCAGAGTATTGTGGTAGACCTTCCCACGGCACACTTTGATCTGTCGCAAATGGGGGTTGATTACCTTGATAATAGTAGTTTTGAGCATTACCTACCGCGTTAGTATAATATAAGTTATCTCTATATGGAACATAAGTAGTTTCACCTGAAATTGCGTTCTCAAATAAGATTGTGAACTTGGTGACCGGTCTAAATATGGTTGACGCTTGTCGTTCTTCTTCAAATACATTTACCAAATTTAAATCAACACTTCTGTCATATTCAATTAAATCTTTACTTGTTTGACTGAACGGTATGTTTATAAACTGATCGGTTCTCGGTGCGGATTTATATCTCTGTGTTGACGATATTATTCTTTCTGTTGGATCTACGGTCATTATTAATCAGTTGTTGCTACGTAAAGTTTATAGAACCTGTCTACCGCTGTTTTACCATTATTCAAACCAAAATAGAAGTGGTATGGTGCTCCAACAACAACTGCTTGTTGATTAGATCCGATTGGTTGTCCTTGTATAATACTATTAATTGATGGTTGAGCATCTGGCACGTTATTAACATAATTTGAAATGTAACCTAACTTAGTTGTTTGGGTAATGTATTTTTCTTGTAAAGTATTAAAGTCAAGATCTTGGTATTTCTTACTAAAGAACCCTCCACTATAAACATTATCAGTAAGCCAGTTGTTATCTTCAGTTCCAAAGATGTTCATAGTAGGGTTACTTTGCTTTAAAGACCATTTGTAATGAGGAACAACTTGAGATTTAGAGTAACCAAATTTTTCCTGAATTAATGGGGAGTTACTGTATGTTTGAATACCCGGTGATTCAATTTTTCTGTAGTTTAAGTTTTGTAATGGTGTTTGGAAGAACACACCGAATACCGGTTTAATGTCCGCATTTGACGGATAAGAAGCCGGATAATAGTTATCACCGAAGAAAATATAATTATTACTTGGTACGTTCTCACTAATGAATGGTAATACTTTCCACTCCGAATTAATTGATAACATCTGAGCCCAATCACCATCAATTCTATAACCACCTCTTGTACTGTTAAAGAACTGTATAATACCTTTACCTTCACTTGAGTCACCACCAGTACTAACAGGTATCATTCTTTGTCTAACCCCTTCATTTAAAATTCTCGATAAGAACCCTAATTGGATTAGATCAGAATTATCTTGGTATGATGTCGCTTTTAATTGATCCGCGTAGTAAGATCCAAAACCATCAATACCACTACAACAAATCTCATTAATAAAACTATCTCTTGGCCCTAAATCAACTACCGTTGTTGGGAATTGAATTTGTTTTTTATTGTACCCAAAACCAGGAAAATCTTTAAGACTTTGTGGGGTAAAAGGACTTATTGATGGTGAATTTTTACCAATAAAGTCATTACCATTCCATGGAGATGACCTATAATAGAAACTATTTGACAAATCATTAAATACAACAACATCTTCACAGTAATTGTAATTTGGTTGTAGGTTAGGTCCGAATGTTGTACTCTTATTAAAGTTAAACATATATAAAGACCCATTTAACCAGTTGTTTTGGAACACCTGTGAAAACACTCCTCTACAAGCAGCAAAGTTCATTGTAAATCTAACTTTCCACTCTAAGAATAATCTAGCATCATCACCATATTGTGCTAAGTATGTTTTATTTAATAAACAATAACAACCATTAACCATTCTGTTAACAGGTATTGAACATTGATCAGGAGGAATAACCCCAACATTACTTCCTGATCCACTATAACATTCCAAAGGAACCATACCTTCACAAGTTAAAGTATTTGTCAAACCTGAAACAAATGAATCCTCATCTTGTTGATCACCCGTTGGTAAATCCACACCTGCCGATATTGTAGGTTCCGTTTGAATACCTGAAGCATTATAAGCGGTAAAATTGTTATTTTGGTGTAAAGCATAACCAGTTCTATTCTGAACACCATTTTCAATTTTAGTTGATGTTGGTAATCGGTCACTTCTCATTACGATATTTGTACTTTGGAATGTAACAGGTGTTAATCCGTATCTATAATAAGCTGGTGAATATAAAACTGATAGGTTACCTCCAACATTAACGTTATTAAACCAACCACTTTGAGTGTTGTAATATTGCCCTTTCTGACAATCTTGATTACATGAACCACCCGAATTGGTGTATATTGTTTTTGTAAATGTTAATTGATCTAAATTCCAAGCTAAGAATGCATTACCACCAACATATTGAGTTGGCGCAGATTGTTGTTGTGGTATCGTATAATTAGATGAACCCAAAACTTGATATAAATTACCACCTGTTGTTAGTTGTGATGTGTTCTGCCAAGTAGGAAATACTGGTGTGTAAGAACCAATATTAGTAACATTGGTATCGTCAGTACATAAATAATAATAAGGTAAGTTAGAGGTAAACGCCGTAAACTTAGTCGTATCAGGTGTGAACGCAAATGATGGGAAATATAAGTTAGAAACGTTATTGTTAGCACTTACGTGACTCACAGGTTTATTGCCTGAAGCAAAAGAACTATAACCCTGTATTGGTCTATTCAAATAATACGAACCTTCAATCTGAACCGACCCAAAAGATGAGAAACCAAATATTTTAGATACATCGTATTTAATAGTTTGTTTTGGTGTGAATGGGTCTACACCTCTAACAAAAATACAAATTTCATAACCTTCCCAACCTTGCATCAACGTAACTACGTTATTTACTGTCCAAGAACTAAATGCTGTCGGGTCACCTACCGGACAGTCAGGTGTTAAAATAGTAACATCATGTCTTAAGTAGTTGTTAGGATAATACCCAGTGGTTAACTGATCAATTCCGATGAATTCATTAACGGTAAGTCCTGTTATAAGTTGGAAGTACTCAATGTCGGTTGCAAACTGCAAATAAGCCTCCTCCAAATTTGGATTACCAACAACAGGTAATTGACTAACTTGTGGTAGATCAAGTACTATGTTCGCACTTAAGTTAACTTGTGGGTTTGCAGGATTAGCATATTGCACTAAAACCGGTACTGAATTTCCTATTAGTGTTGTTCCTGTAATTGAATTAGTGTTGAACTGATTAAGTGTTGCCCCTGTTAAATTAAGTAAACGATTTGAGGATTGTGCGTCGGTGTAATTTGGGTCTTGGAATGAACACACATTTCCAATTCCGATTTGACCTATCGCACCAGGGCTCATTAAAACAACAACCACTTGATCCGTAAATGGTTGTGAGTTTAGAGAAGGATTCACCGTTGTTTGTATTTGATTATATGCTCCTCCTGTATTGAAATATTTATCTCTTGTATTGAAGTCGTTTAATTGTTGTGGGAATGTTTTTGAGGTTGGGTACGCAAAATATCTTTCGTCAGCCCCCGAACTTTTATTAGCCGCCCATAAAAATGGTTGTGGAGCATGAAGTAAATATTGTTCGTTATCATATAATCTATTTGGATTAGTGGATGAAAGTACATCATAACCAGAAATAACTCTAGTTAAATCCAAAGACGCCTGAACCGCTAAATCCGTAATAATATTATCATCGCCAATTTCAGAAGCAAAAGTTTTGTATGGTCCAATACCACCACATTGGAATGGATCACTATTTGGATCGTCGTCTGGTCCTGAAATATTAAGGTGTTGTATCTCATATGATCCTGCAGAGTTAACAGGTGCAATAATACTTAAAGACGGCACTAATGTTAGATCATAAAAACTACTTGACCCTCCTTGAGCGGAAGCTTCTATTTCATCATTAACACTATTGAGGTCAAAATTATCATCCATTTCCGCAGTTTTACAATCACAATCACAACTCGTACAATCAGGATATGCAATCATAGGTAAAGATATTCTTGGGAACCCTTTTACTTTAATTGCGGCAATAATAGTAAAGGCTAAAAATGCCGCGGCTAGTGCTACTTTAAATGCCGCTGCGGCTATTAAGAAAATACCAGCAAATATTAAACGAATACCCTCAAGTATCCACCCCACGTTAACGGTAACCCCAAGTCCAACTGAAATAACACCAGCACCCGCACTGATTAATTGTATACCACTCTGTATAGCATTAAACAACGAAACTGCCGCATCATAAGTTAAATAAAGACTTAAAACTATTAATACGTATTTGAGTATTGGCCATATGAATGAAATAAAGTGAGCAACAAATAGTAAAACTAAAAGTGGGAAAGTTAAAACGTTAATCAATATGTTAAACACAAAAAATATTGGGTCAAAGTTTCTAATTATATCATTTACAGGGAACGTATTTACCGTCGATTTACAAGATCTGTTATCAATTTCTTTTATCCCTAAATGTCTTGCCCTACCAATTCCATTCTTGTATCTATCCAAGAACATTGCGGTCGTATAAACTTTATTATATTTAAACTCATAGAAAGTATCTTCACAATCGATCGCTTCTTGTGGGTTAACATAATCATCCCAATCTAAACTGAACGCATATGACTTTAAAAGGTTGAATAGCGTTTCAGGGTAAACCTTGAATGTGAAATCTTGGGTAACGTTAGGGTTTACGGATGTACCGACTATTTGAATTGTGTCCCCGACATTAAATGGTATTGAATTTTGAGACCCCGTATATAGAACACCATTCAAATATATTTCATATGATGAATTATTAAGTGAAGTTTCAAATGAAATACCCGCATCAAAACCAAATGATTGTACTTCTGTTACACCTGTAACTAAACCTGGTTGAATTTGGTAAGTATAGGTTTGTGTCGCTTGATCAAATGGATCATTACCTGATGTTGACCACCCGTATTCTTTAACGTTTGGTACTAAGAAATTGGCTCTTTGGAAACTATTCTGTAGTCCTTCCTCATTTTGCCACTTCATTTTAAATCGGTACTTACCTTTTGTTGGTATACCTTTACTAGGATCATCGGACAATACTTGTTCTCCGAATTCATTTGTGAATACGTAATCCAAATTCATTGGTACGTTAAGGACATATGTTCCATCAGGATCAATTACTTTACCCTCCTGTTCTACTTGATATACCTCTAATATCGGTAAACCTTGATCATCAGAATTAATTGTTTGTCGTATTGCTTGTATTTCACCAGGACCTGCAACCAACTCACATAAATTACCTGTATTGTTTTTTGGTTTACATCCAATCTTCAATGCATCGTCATTTGTTGTTGATATAATTGACCCCATAAATATGGAGGTTGGTTGGATACTGATATTCGCTTGTTTGGTCAAATCAAAATCAACTCGTGTAATACCAACTTGACATAACTCTTGATCACCCCAAAAAGGAGCAACATCAACATCAAACACCAAATTTTTAATTTGTGGTAATTCTCTTAAGTTTGTTGATGATCTGAAGGTAGACCCGTTAACTTGTGTTTCAGTTGCTAACCCTTGTTGTATTAAATCTTGTGGTGATAAAGAAAAACAACCAATATCAGATAAATCGACATCCATTACAATTGTTTGAGTTCCAGTGGGAACCCCAAAAATCATAAAGTCACCACTATCATTTGTTGTTACAGTAAATCTGTAGTATTTGTCGTAAACCTCAATATATGATTCATCCATTAACACATCTCCAACATTAGGAAATGTTCCTGTCGATTGGTGTCCTTTATATGATGGTAGTTTAGGTAATAAATTATACCTATAACCTTCTTCATTGGTATCGGTTATGGTTCTATAGGGATATAGTTCGGAAATTACAGGGTCAAATTCATCCGCATCATCCAATGGGATAAAAACCGATACTTTAGCATTTGGTAAACCAAATCCGTTATTAACAAAAACACGACCAACTACGACACCGTAATCCGCACACATTCTTGTGTATAAATCATTTGCAAGAATCTTTAAGGAAAGCACTTCCAAAGATTCCCAATCTTGTTCTAAATTGACATTAATATATTTGTCAACACCTACTTCGGTTCTTATTCTATATGATTTGGGCATTAAAGATTTCGTTTTTTCATAAATAGTTTATTTCCTATTTTAAAAAAAATAATCTTATTCTTGGAAAAATAAATCGCTACGAGAAGTTTACCGCTTTTAAGTTCAATACCCTTACATTAATGTCCTTATTTGGGTATCTAATTTGGTAAGTTTGTGTTGGTGTTGCAAAGATAGTATCTGCCGTTGGTTGTATCTGTCTTGTTAAAGGATCCGCATATGGCATCGATGTTTGAGCCGATGAATATTGACCACCAACTTGATTAAAGAATAGAACATCAGAAATACTCACAATACCATTTTCGGACTGTAGTATTCGTCTTAATTCAGAGATATTAACGTTTTGACCTAATTCTCTAACTAAGGGGTTAAAGAACTCTGACACCAACTGTATTACTTTGGCAATAACCGCACCTTGATTTTGACTATTATCTAAAACAACATCAACCGTAACTGAAAGATCTATCGTTTCTGCTGCTTCTATTGAAATGTAGTCATTTATCATACGATAATTTGATAGGTAATTTGCGACGTTTTGTTTTAATGTGTTTGAAACTACGTTCGTTAAACTACCACTTGTATCGTAAGATAACATTTTAATTTTTATTTTATTATTCTCTTCAGTGATCGCAACTTTAGCAGGTGCACCAAATTGAGAAGGCATTGTTCTTATAATTGAGTTGTAGTCATTCACCGTAACCGCTCTATTTTGAGCCGCGAAGTTAAATGCGACCATGTTTCTCACGTCTTCAGTTGTTGGTAGGTTAGCACCTCCAATAGCCGCAGTCACATTATTACATTGTAAACTATTAATAACACTTCTGTTGACAGAATCTGATGGACCATTAACCGCAAATGATACAGTACCAATCTGGTTGATTGTATTTATACCTAAGTTACTTGATAATCCACCACCAATCCTATATTGAACGAATAGAGTTGTGTTTGGTGTCAAAGCAGCACCCATAGCAAAGTTATTAGTATATCTACTTAAATCAAAACCTTTACCGTCACGGGCAAATTCTCTTAATTGTTGTTCTGCGGATATATTACCACCACCAAAGGTCATTTTACAGAAACCTTCAGGTGTATACTCACTAATAAATTTGTTTGATGTTGTTATATATCTACCTACTTTAATACCAGGTTGATCAGATACTTTAGTAGGGTCTTCAATGAAAACTCTATCTTGTACCAAAGCATCCACCTCAAACCATCTCTCAGGACCTACGGTGATAAAATCTTGTGGTTGTGGTATTGTTGAGTATTGTGTTCCCGATTTAAGTAAAACACTTGTAATACCCAAAACATTTTTTTCAGGTAAGAATAATTCTAAATAAGGTCTAGCGTCGTTAGCGGTAATTACTCTCTTATAAACTTTTGTAATACCATTAACAACAACTTCTCGTTTAAGAATCGTATAATTAATAAGTTTACCACTTGAGTCAAAGTTTGGTATTTTAACTCGGTTTGGTGAACCCTCAGCATTTATTGGTGAAGCAAAATCAATATCATACACTGTTTCAAAAGGTTGTCCAGCACCATTAACTTGAGATCCTCGTCTTAAGACACCACAATATCTTAAATCTTCCCTATCTCCAAAAGCAGGTACTGTAATTGAAAAATCAACTAAGGCAACTGACGGTCTTTGACCCGGTACTTTTAAACCATAAGTTCTTGCAATATTATAAACGGAGTTCTTTTGTTGAGCAAACTGTAATACAGTTTCTTGGATGCTTCTATCTATTTGAAAGTTAAGGTTATCCGTAACCGCCGCATTCAAATCTAACATAACAGAGAAAATACCCGCATCGTTAAAATTTTGAACGAGATCAGGGTAATACGTTCTAGTGAAGTTAATTAACTCAGTTCTTACTCCTTGAAAATCTCGGACTGTATAAGATATATTCTTTTCTGCCATATACTATTAAATATTGATAATGATAAAATCGCTAGATTCAAAAGCAGAATCCGTTATTCTGTAATCTATTTTAATTCTTGCTGTGTGTTCTAATTCTGCAATGTTGGTAACTTTAAATTCTCGTTCACCATCTTGATTTACCGTGAATCCTTTATCTTCTAATCCCGCAGATGCCGGTTCAACAGTGATATTGGTTACCTGTAGGTTTGGCATGTAGTTACCAATTGTATCTCTAATTTCAGATTCAATATCCGAAAACGTTGGTCCATCTAAAGGTTCAAAAATATACTCATAAAGACGAGTACCAAAATTGGGTAAGAAATACCTTGACCCTTTTCTTGTTAAAAGTAAGTGAACTAAGTCAGATCTAATTTCAGCTTCGGTAGAATTTGTCACATCCAAATATCTACCTGTAAATGAATCCACAAAAGGAAAAGAAATACCGTATGTAATGCCATTTGCCATATCTAATAAATATATGTCGTGATTATTTCTAATAAATAGATATAAAATAAAAATCCCGACAATGTGTCGGGATTAATGTCGTGATTAATGTCGCAATTAATCTTATTAAGCCTCTTCTGTTTCGTTATCGGGATCCAATACTTTAGCAAGTCCTAATAATAAACCTGTCACACCCCAACTAATCGCAAGTCCTGCAGGAAATCCTGTCATTGACGCGATTAAGATAGCCGCGGGTACTCCACCCCAATTTCCGATATTTGCCGCTCCAATGTCTCTCATGATTCTACCTAATTTTTCTTTAGGTGTTTCATTTTCTTCTTCTTCACTCATTTCACCATCCATAGCTTCACTCGCAAGATCTTTAACCGCATCATGAGCATCTTTTGCCGATGAATACTGATCAATACCCAAATTATCTAAAACGTTTTTGATTTGATTTTTTTCACGATCAGATAGATTTGATACAATATCTTCTAATTTCATTTGAACTTTAGATGAGTCAACAATTCTTTCTACTTTTTTAGATGCCATGGAATCCTCAGCATCTTCTTTTATAATTCGTTTAACAATATTTGCTAAATCATTTTCATTAAGTCGTACTATTTTTTTCATGGTAATTTTTATTTATAAATATCTCATATAAAAAAAAATCACGACCGAAATCGTGATTTATTGTTTTTTTAGGAAGAACATCCAAAACATTCAAAATCTGAATTTTCAGGTTTTGACGGTAAATTTAGATTACTATATTCAACTTTCGGTGGTTCAGGTGTTGCTTTTGGTTTTTGTTTTTTTGAAATGTCCATTGCCAAATGTTTTGCTCCTGTTGAAATCGCTTTGGTTCTCACATAATAACAAAGTGTTTTCAATCCACTTTCCCAAGAGTGGAAGTGTGATGAGGTAATCTTTGATAATGTTGGATTAGACATATAGATGTTCATTGATTGTGATTGATCAATGAATGGTGCTCTATCTGCCGCCATATCAATAAGTTGTTTTTGTGATATCTCCCAAATTGTTTTGTATTTAGGAATCAAATGTTCAATTCGTTTAACTTTCTTATTGTAATTTTTATCTTCAGGATCTAAGTAGTTATTGAAATTAATGTTCTGAATTGATCCTTCATTCATAATAATTTCATTCTTCAAATCCTCAGACCATATACCTATTTTTTCAAAGTCCGTGATTAAATATTTGTTCACAATCATAATCTCACCACCAACAACTCGTCTGTTAAAGATTGCTGAGTGTGCCGGTTCTGTCATTTCATAAGATCCTGTGATCTTCGCTGAAGACGCAACTGGCATTTGTGCTGTGAATAATGAGTTACAAACACCATACGATTTAACACTTTCTTTCAATTTGTCCCAATCCCACATTCCTGATAGTTGTGTCTCATCAATATTCCACATATCAAATTGGAATACTCCTTGAGACATTGGTGACCCCTTGAAGAATTTGTATTGTTCGTATTTTCCATTCATACACAACTGATTACTTTCGTAGATCGATGCGTAATAGATTGTTTCAAAAATGTCTCTATTTAATTTTTTTGCTTCATCAGACGTGAAGATATAATCCATTAAATAAAATACATCTGCTAAACCTTGTGTTCCAATAGCAATTGCTCTTTGTTCTAAACCACCTTTTCTACCTTTTTCAGTTGAGTAGTTGTTAATATCCACAACTTTATTGAGTGATCTTACAACTTTTCTAACCTCATTAAATAAAAGTTCAAAATCAAACTTTCCTGACTTAATAAAGTTTTTCAATACCATAGATGATAAGGTACAGATTGCGGTCGTTTCTTCATCAGTATACTGATAGATCTCATTACAAAGATTTGATTGTTTAATCACACCGATGTTTTGGTGATTAGTTTTCTTATTCGCATTATCTTTAGAACATAAGTAAGGAACACCAGTTTCAACTTGTGATTCAATAACTTTAGTCCAAATGTCTTGAGCCTTAACTTTTTTACCAAGACCCATAGAGACCGCTTTGTTATAAACTTCCTCATATTCGTCACCAAAACACTCTTGTAATGGTTTTAATCCTGATTTCTCAATATCGTTAGGACAGAATAAATACCAATCACCATTTTCTTTAACTGACCTCATAAAGTTGTCAGGTATCCAAAGTGCGGTAAATAAATCACGAGCTCTCAATTCTTCAGCACCTGTATTCTTTTTAATGTCTAACAAATCAAAGATATCTTTATGCCAAGGCTCAATATAGATTGCTGCTGAACCTGGTCTACGACCTTGTTGATTAAAGAATCTAAGTGATTCATTAACAATCTTAAGGTATTTTAACAAACCACCAGCATATCCACCTGAACTAGAAATTCTACTTTCTTTACTACGAATGTTAGACATTGATAGTCCAATACCAGCGGCATCAGATGAGAACGTAGATATATCAGTCAATGTATCTAACAAACCTTTTCTTGAGTCAGAATCATTATAATGAAGTACACAAGACGCTAATTGAGGAACTCTAGTTCCTGAATTAATCATAATAGGTGTTGCCTTTGAAATTAATTGTTCTGATAAAGATCTATAGTATTCAAATGCATCGGTGATGTTTGATGTAACCCATAATGCAACTCTCATATACATATGTTGTGGTCTTTCAATAACTTTACCATTTGGTCGTTTCAATAGGTACATTTCCTGTAATGATCTCCAAGCGAAGTAATCAAAGTTGTAATCATTTTCGTGATTAATAACCGCATCGATAGTATCTTCACCATACTCTTTAATGGTCTCAATAAGTTTTTCATTAATAATCCCATCCTCATAAAGTTGCATCATAGTTTGTGAAAAACTATCATTTGTTTCTTTATGGTATGAAGAAATTGCAACAGACGAAGCCAATCTTGAGTAATCGTGATGACTACCGGTGTAAGATGCCGCGATCTCATAAACTAACTTATCAAGTTCTTTTGTGGTTACTTCACCTTCAGTTGGCACTGATGTGATAACCTTAATAAAAATCTCGTCTGAGTTTACATTCAAACCTTTTGACGATCGTTTTACTCTGTTGTAAATTTTTTGTGGGTTAAATGAGACTACCTCACCACCTCTTTTAATTATTTTTAATGACATGTTATAAAATTTAAAAATCGTCTGTGAATGCTATAGTTTCGTTTAATTTCGCTTTTTGATATTCCATTGTTCTTGATTCAAAGAAGTTACCTTTAGTTTCAACCGCAATTTGTTCCATGAACTTGAATGGTTGTTCTACGTTAAATTCTTTACTACAACCCATTTTAACCAGTAATCCATCAACAACAAACTCAAGATATTGTTTCATTAAGTTTGAGTTCATACCGATCAAAGAAACAGGAAGTGATTCAGTAATAAACTCTTTTTCAATCTCAAGAGCCGACAACACAATTTCTTTAATTCGTTTATCAGAAGGTTTATCCTCTAAATGATTATTCAATAAATGAATTGCAAAATCACAATGTAAGTTCTCATCTTTAAAGATAAGTGTGTTAGCGTTACATAAACCTTGCATTATTCCTCTTGATTTCATCCAGAAAATAGAACAGAATGAACCTGAGAAAAAGATACCTTCAACCGCAGCAAACGCAACTAATCTTTCAGCGAATGATGCGTTGTCAATCCATTCTAATGCCCACTTCGCTTTTTTCTGTACAGCCGGTAATCTATCAATTGCATTGAAACATTCATCTTTTTCTTTCGGATTTGAGATGTACGTATCAATTAATAGTGAATACATAAGTGAGTGGATGTTTTCCATCGCCAATTGGATTCCATAAAAGAACTTCGCCTCAGGGTATTGTACTTCTCGGTAGAAGTTTTCTGCCAAGTTTTCGTTCACAATTCCGTCCGATGCTGCGAAGAATGATAATACGTTTTTAATAAAGTATTTCTCATTTTCTGTTAATGTTTCCCAATCTCTGATGTCATTTGTTAAATCCACCTCTTCTGCCGTCCAAAAAGCCGCTTGGTGTTGTTTGTAATATTCCCATATATCATTGTGTTCAATAGGGAATATGACGAACCGACCAGGATTTTCTACTAGTATTTTTTCCATTTATTCTAAATTTTTTTATTTGTTAATTTGACTGTGTTTCTCTTTGTTTTCTCTTTTCCAAGAGTTCTTTAACTCGTTGTCTTTGTCTTTCTTCTTTTTGTTCTTCAAGACCCAAGAACGTTGTTGTACTTTCAGTGTCAATTTCAATCATTGCATTGTCGAATTTACAATTCTCAAATATAACCCCATCATCACCAATTCGGGACTTAGTTATTGCAATGGTTGCTAATTTCATTTCTTTTTGTTGTAATGTCTTAGCCACCGATATGATAACGTGTCCTACTTGTGCCTTTTTAATTGATCCCCCCATTTGATCTGTTGTCACAACCTCTGAAGATATTGATGATCGGTTACCTTGCGTTGCGGTCCAACCAACAAGATTCATCTCGTGACACATTGCTTCAAATGCTCTCATCACTGACCCTTCACTCTTCCATTCATCACCTAAGTTCTTATCAGGAACCACACAATCAATATAATCTAAAATAATCATATCAACTTTAATTCCGTCAGAAACCATTTTCCTAATTTGATTTTTGATTTGTAACATCGTCATAGTATCTGATGGTAACTTTTTCATAATCAACTTGTTTGGCATTGATTCCTCAATTTCTCTAACTTTAGTCACCACTTCTTCTCTTTTTTCTGACAAATCGTCAGGATGGATTTTAGTCCATAAAGTGAAGTGTTTTCTTTGAATTACCTTTGGGTTGTCCTCAAAAAAGATCTGAAGAACATTGAACCCTAAGTTAAACGCGTGGTTTGCCATCTTAGTTAAAATGGTTGATTTACCCACACCTGTTGGTGCTAAAATAACACCAATTTCTCCTTTTGCCAAACCACCTTTTAATAATCTATCAATACCAGGTATTCCCATTGGGATCGGGTGTCTGTAATCATCTTCAAGAACCTGCTCTAAGTTTGAAAACACATCTAACATTGTTGTATCTTTTGCCCCAACTTGTAGTGCCGACTTAACCAATTCCTCAAGGGTATCGTAGTTCTCAAATTCACCTCCATCGATGATCTTTTGAGCTTTACCCATTACCTTTTGGAGTTCTTGTTGTTTACAGAATTTCAAAGCCTTTTCTTGTACAAAAGCTACTCCATCGATAGGTGCATCTTTAATTTTCTTAATTGTGTCTAATACAATCTTAGATGCGATCTCTTGTTGGAGTTCTGATTTTGTAATCTGATCAAGGGTTTCAAATGACGGGGTATGGTCGTATTTTACATAATACTCTCTAATCATCTGAATAATGATTTTGAAGTATTTATTTTCAAAATAATTGTTCTCAATCACATCAATAATTGAATGTGAAAAGTCCTTATCTACGATGATTTGATTTAATAATTGTAATTGAAAAGTATTACCTAAATACTCAAAATTCTTACCTGTCGCCATATAGTTTTTTTCCGTTAGTAAAAATAAATAGTATTAGTTTTTGATAAATTCAGGGTATGCGAAATTAAATTTTCCACCTGAAAAAATGTCAGTAAGGATACCGAGTATGTTTTTTAGTTTTGGGCGTAGGTCTACGGTATATCTGACCTTTGGCGGGTAGGGTTTAGCGTCGAATACCCTCTGACAAATTGTCATATCTCCGAGCTTAATAATTAAATTAAAATTTTCAGGACCATCTGTGATTGACGTATTTAGAACGTCAGGGTTCTCTGAAATTTCATACTGATTGTCCAACATATAGGTCACAGTTCTCATCTTCAAATCATATTGTAACTCTCTACATAGATTATCAATATAGTCGTAAAACTCTTCTGATTTGTGAGCATTTCTGTTAAAACCTCTCACATTGAAGAATCGTTGAACCACGATGTTGTCATTACACATTAACAAAAATTCAACTTTTGTTATTTCTTGTTCTTTCATAGTTTTTTTTGTTTTCTACTTTTTGTTTCTAAACTTACTTTTTTCTTTTCTTGTTAACTTAAGAAATGGTTTCAAAAAACTCACCCAAGCGTCGTCACCTTTTGGTAGGTATTTGAAGAATCCGTCTTCCATCATCATTCTAATTAGATTTCTATGTCCTCTTCCGTCGGGATCCATCGACTCAGTATAATATAATCTAACCAATTCTTTGTCCTCATCACTTAATAGTGGTTCATCTAAGTCGACAAGTTTTTGGTTGATCACAAAAAATTCATCACCAAAAATACCTTCTTTAGTTTTACCACTTAATAGGTTCTGAAGAGCTACGTTCCCCTTTTCCTCTTTAAGTAAATTAGTACTTGTACTCAAAATATAGGGTATTTGTACTAATTCTTCAAGTAGCTCAGGAAATAATTTAATTAAAGTTTTCTCACCAAGATAAAAGATCCCGTCAATGTTGTCGGAACTATCACCAGTGAGTATCTTTACGGTTTTAACATTAAAGTGGGGAACTTCAATATCATGTAATTTAATCTTGTCCCCCAACTTGTAATATTGTTTTGTGGATGGCGAATAAATTGAGACCTTCTCAGAGATAAGTTGGGTTAAGTCCCTATCACTCGAGAATATGGTTTTTGTCTCATCTAATGACACTTGACAGTAATAAGCTATCAAGTCATCAGCCTCTGAGTTCTCCGTCTCCAATTGTCTTACAAACATCTCCTCGAGGTATTGTCTAACCCTCTGTTTTTGTTCCAAGAAAGCATCTTCTTTTTGTTCTGATTCGGAAGGTCTCCGATTCAATTTGTACTTTGGGTAAATCAATCTTCTTTGTGAAGATGAGGTTTTAGAATCCCAAAATACCACAACCTTATCATAGTTGTGTTCTTCCAAGAATTTACGAAGAGTATTTAGAAAGTGCCAAACACCACCAACGTGTTTCCCATTGTGATAGAAATCTCTAACACCATGAAACCCAATTTTCAATAAATTATTCCCGTCTACTAATAATGTTTTGGACACTTCCTTTAATCTTGAATGATTTCTACTCAACCTCTTCCTTTTCCGCTTTCAAATCAAAGTCACCATCAACTCCGATTATGTCTTTCCAATAGTCAGCATATTCTTTCTTATACTTTTCTATTGATGCCTTTTCTTCTGTGGTGTCTTTACCCGGTAAGAAACCGTGTGGTGTTACAATAATTTTCCCATCTTCAAAACCAAGTCCATTAATGTGGTTTTTCATAACCGACACTTTTGTTCTTGAAGCAAACTTTACAGTTCTCTTATCTTTTGTTGCCGTGATCTTTGTTGTTCCCGCACCTTTTTGATTACCAAACAAAAATACTAAAGAAGAGTTCAACCAAATTGCTTCACCACCTTTTGCTTTAATCTTTGGTTGTCCAAATGGATTGTCAGGTAATTCAACCCAAGGCTGATTAACAATGATTAAAGTATTCTCGTATTTAGAATCAGCTTTACGAGATCCTGAAATACGTTGGTTAATACCCATACCAATTTTATCCGCCAATGTGGAAGCGTTGTGTTGTTTACCTCCTTTACCTTCGTAAGTCATTTTACAAGGAACTGATCCAACTGAATCCCACATAATACAAAGTGAATAATCTAATTCACCTTTTTCTTGTGCATCCAATAGTCCATTAATGTAATCTGTAATTTGTTCAATATAACTGAAGTTGTTATTAAACAAGAAGAATCCGTCCCAAGTTAATTCACCTGTTTCTTCATCAACTACTTCCTCACATTCAAACCCCATTATTTTTGAGTGTTCAAAAGACCATTTTTGTTCGGTAATAATGAAAACAGGAAGTATTTCTTTCTTTTGAGCATCGACCGCAGTTTTAATAAGTGCTGTTGTTTTACCAGTATCGGAGTGACCCAATAACATATTAAGGTGTCCAATTGCGGGACCAGGTAAACCTACCGCATCCAAGAATTCGGAACCAAGATCAAAAAATCTTTGTGGTTTATATTTTGCGTCTGAAGAGAATTTTTTCTTCAACGCACTAAAATCGTTTTTTTTCAGTGCCATATTTTTTGTTTTTCTATATAAAATATAAACAAAAAAACGGGAACAATAAACTGCTCCCGTTCATATAATTTGTTAATAAATTAGAATGGTAAATCTTCATCAATCTCATCCTCAACCTGTGGGTCATCAACCTCATTGATTGATTTTGGTGCCGGTGTTCCTCCCATAGAAACTTCTGAAGTTTCGTTGTTAGAATAAACATATCCGCCTTTTTCAGAGTCCCAACGTGGAGTTTCACCACGAGCGATTGCCTCAAGATACTCAACTGCTTTTTTAGAATATACATCCTCCCAAGTCAATTCATCACCAACCCACTCTGACATCTGTGTTTCGTCTTCTGAAATTGGGGATGGGTCATCATACATTACAGTTTGAATTACTGTGTAGAATGCTCCTTTTGGTGTTTTTGATTTAGTTAACTCAAGGATCAAGTCACGTCCTTTATCAGGATCGGTTACATCTCCTTTAGCTTTCCAAATTGGAATAATTTTATCAAGGATTCCTTCTTGTTTGTAATTGTGTTTAAATCTCCAAAATTTAACACCGTCTTGTTCGTTGTCACGATCAATAACTTTAACAATGTAAAATTTACGTGATCTGTATTGTGTCGCCAATTGTTTGTCCGCTTCTTTACCTGTTGACATAAGTTCTTCATAAACTTCAGTCAAAGGTGAACGCTCATTGTCGTTTTTTCCTGGATCATAAAATTTTTGCCATTTACCGTCCACATTAATCTCGTGAAACCATACTTCTTTGAACGGTGAAGATCCGTCTGTTGTAGGAAGAATACGTACTCGTTTCTGTCCTTGTTTTTCGTTGTCTTTTAAGATTGCCGCGAAATATTTTTTCATTCGGTCTTCAGAAGACATTTTTGAGCCGCTATTTGTGCTGCTCTGTGTTGATTGTTCGTACTGTGCAAGTACTGCGTCTAAAACATTTGTCGCCATGTGTAAATAAAAATTAAAGGTTTATATTAAAATTATAGTTGTATAAAAAGTTATAGTCAAATAGTGTCGCCAAAAAAAGTTTAAGGTCGAGATTTTCGACCTTAAAACTTATGAATTATATCTGTTTAATAAAATGTCGTCTTCGTCTTCCATCGGTTCGTTGAATGTTTGTTCAATTTCGGATGGACTAAAGTTTTCCACGTCGTCTCTCGTTAGAACGTACTCATTCTTACCTGTTTTTTCCATTTCATCTTCTTTATCTTTAAAGAAGTCAGCCAAATTTTGTTTAAATGGACCAGAATCAAGTGATCTTAATTCTAATTTTTCTTGAGCCGTTTTAGGTCTGTATTTTTCAATCTTAGTTTCTAAACTATCTAACTTAGATACTAAACTATCCATTTCAGATAATTTTTCTTCCATATTTTTAATTTGATTAAACAAGTTTTCAAAATATTCTTCTTGTTTATCAACCATAGTTTTTTGACTATCAACTAAGTCAGTAATATCTATTTCCTCAACCTCACCTTCGCCTTCACCTTCGTCACCAACTACTTCAACATCAGGATCTGTTGCAACATCAATAGGTGTTGTATCAGATTCAGGTGCTGCCGGTGGTGCCGGTGCTGCGGGATCGGCAGGTGCTGCTGCCGGATCTTCGGGTAATGGTGGAACAGCACCAGCCGCAGGATCCAGCGCCGGATCGGCAGGTACTTCTTGTTCCATAATGTATTTGTTAATAGAATTATATCTTGATAGTTCTTTTAATATTTTTTCGTCTAAAGCCATCTTATCCGTTTAATAATGTTTTTATACCTCTATTGGTCTCTACTTGTATTTTTTTAAATGTTTTCATTGTGTTGTCAACTCTTTCAATTAGACCGTCTTTCATTCTAACTGTATAACAATCACCAGTGTCAAGGTCACAAACTTGTTTTGTGCCATCACCCATATCTTTTTCAGAAACTCTTGTATTTTTACCCAAGTAGTTATCTAATATTAATTTTGTGTTCATAGTTGTTTTTTATTATAAATATCAATTAGTTGTGAAAGTTTGTACCGACTTGAATACATTAATCGCTTTTACAAATTCGGACTCAATCAATTTAATTTCATTCGTCTCAACTAAACTTGTGTAAACATTAGGAGGTTGGTTAATTGGGTAGTTCAATACATATTGTTTAGCGTATGTTTGTTCCGTACTCAAACCTAACTTAATATCAGATTCAATACTTCCTAATATATTAGCAATCCTATTAAATGCGAACTCAACAAAACTTCTGAAAGAAGTGAAACTAGCAACAGGTAAATTATTATCATTACCTCTTTTGACACAGTAAAATTTCTTATTAATATATGTAACAAAAGAAGGACCATATAATTCTTTTAGATTAATTGTTGAGTAATTGTTTTCATAACCTGTTATTTTTGATGAGTTTCCTGTGTCAACATATATAAATGTGAATAATATATTCGCATAAATTTGGAATGTCGTACCTGTAATATCGCCAACATTATTACTTTTTAAGACATCCACAATTGTATTAAACAATTCTTTTGTTGTTTGACTTGTTTCGGTAGGATTATCAATTGCAGTATATTGGAAATAGTTAGGATTAACGTTAGTTTGACAATCCTGATTCTTGGTTAATGTTTCTTGTGATTGAATATTCGCTAAAACATTATTTCTTTGAAATTGTATATTGTCAGACCCTTCTCTTAATTTTGTTTCTCTTTCTTGAATTTTACTTTGAATTGTAGATAAAATCTGCACATTCAATGTTTGCACAAAGTTGTCTATTCGTGGTAAACTATAAAATGGTTGTCTTGTTCCCTCAAATTGTGTTTCAAATCCATTTTCACTAACACTATGACTTACCTTTGTAATCATGTAAGGTCCTGAGAACATAGGTATATTTCTAATATTGAAGTACATCATGGGTTGTATCAAAGCATCCCCCATCATATCAACAGAACAAGTATAACTTCTATTTTTATATAAGTTATAAAGTGAAACTGATTGTGTTGTGGATCGTCTGTTCTGACCTAAGTTCGCCATTTGATTTAACATTTCAAGCGACTCCGATGTTGGTTTACCCGGATCTTGGGCAACACTAAAAGATTTAAAGATTTGTTGGTTTTGTCTTGTCATATCAACATTAAATCCAACAACTTTATTTGATTTAGCCCAATCTTGTTTATCAATTTGGTTTTCAATTAAAGGATTATCACTTGCTCTTCTTAAGTCAAATGCATCATCTCTATATCTATAATCAATATTATCTTTCATATCCAAGTGCTCACTTGGTTTATTAACATAATAACAAAGGAACTTCGGTGAACTATTTCTATAATCAACATTAAGGAACGTACCAAATAATGTGTTACCAAACTCTAAACTTCCATCAGGTCTTGGTGTTGGGTTCTTCTGTGCGTCTTGAACATTATAAAAATTAACATACGCCGGTAACATAAAGTGTTGGAAGTTATTCTGAACCAATATTGTTGTTACCATATCAAGTAGAGTGTTCTTGTATTGTGCCCCATCTATAAGGTCCATTATTTGGAATATGTCTACTAACACTTTATCACCAACGTTTCGGCTAGCCCTATCAACCAACATCACGTCCTCAAATAGTGTTTTACTTTCGAAATCAAATCCCGCAATCCAACTATCGTTTAACGCTTTAAATGTTTCCCAAAGTTCAGTTCTTGTTTGTTCTGTAAAACCAGCCTCTAAAGGTGCTCTGTTCGCAGCATCATCACCTGTAATAAACACATTTGGTATTTGTTTTCTAACTGACGGTAACATTACATTTAATACATTATTAATGTAGTTGTCCGACTCAGTTATATAATCATCCATTAAACCATAAAAAGTGGTAAGATTTAAATTGGGGTTCGCTAACTTTTGAGTTGCATATATTTTAATAAGTGGTGCAAATTCTTCAACGTTTTTTTCATTAAATAGAACATTTAAGTCAACGAAGAAATCCGTAATGTATGATCCATTATCAGTATAAACCAATTTTGGTATACTTGATTTACCAACATAAAATTCTAACGCTTCCCAAGTTTTCGGGTTTTGTTGTTTAGATTGAGCCAATGTTACTCCACCACCTTGTGTTGGTAAAGAACCAGGAAAATACGACCCATAAATAATTGGGTCTTCAATAAATCTAGTTGAGAATGTATAAAACAATCTTTTATTAAACTCTGATGGATTACCGTATTTAAACACAACATCATAATTCATAAAAGACGATAAGATGTTTTGGAACGTTTCATTTTGATTGGTTATCAAACTTGACAATTTTGTTTCTGGCGATGTACCCGTTGGTACACTAACCTTAAATAATTGTCTCGCTAGTGTTTGGAAGTTCTTAAATGTTTGTTCACTCAACTCACTTTCAATTGTGTCATTCACAGACGCACCTTGAGGGTCTTTTTTAGAAATACTTAAGTCAGTTGTAGATTGAGAAGTTGGTAAAGTATCAACAAAATCATAAATTGATCTACCAAAGTTTAAAAACTCGGACTCAAAATAATCTAATGTTTTAATATTAAATGTCGTAAATAGTTCTTGGAAATTAGTGTAGTCACTTTTTTCACCACTTATAATAAAGTTTTGTTGATCTTTTTGTTCGTTCAATATCTTTTTAAGATATGTTTCGGGATCATTCTTAACAACTTTTGAGTTATCGAACCATCCGTATTGAGGTGCGTTCCAGAATAATCTAACAGATCCGTTAAACATCGCGTTATTGCCCGAAAGTTCGTCACGCATAGTTCCATTTTTAAATGCCTCGTCTTTAGTTTGATTGATATTTGTACCGAATGACGGCATAACATAACAGAAATTAGGTTCCGTCGATGAAGATACCACAACAGACCAAGGCGAAACTCTCATTGTTCTTGATGGACTTGACAGGTCAAAACCTGGTGTCTCATAAATTGTTGAGTTAGTGGTATTCATCATAATTAACCTACCACTATCCAAATTGTTTTGGATTGAGATTGATGGAATACCTTGAATGTAACTATTTTGTACTACGAATGCAGACACTGTTGATGGTGTTTGACCAACACCAATACTATAAAGTCCCACACCACCTGTGGTACCTGAAATTTGATTTAATATTGTGACATTACCATTTAATAACGGTCCATTGATGACGGATCCATTAGCTAATACATTACTATCAATAGAGTTTATTTGTAATGGTGGATTTTCAACACCAAAGCTAGATGTAAAACCGGAAACATTATTAACTATTTTATATAACCCATTTGAGTTTGTACTACCACTAATTTGATTACCTATTTGTAATGTATACGGGAATGACGGACCATTAATTATCTGTAGATTTGATAACGCCGATAAACTGACATTTGACATCTGAGCAAAACTACCGATCGTAAATTGGAGTGGTGCTGTTGTTGTTGATAAAAATGATGGTGTTGTTGTATAAGTACCTGCTCCTCCCGCAGTACCTGAAACTTGTCCTGTCACCACTAAATTAACATTAACAGAAGGAATTGTAATTGTTGTTCCTACTTGTATTAAATTGTTTGTAATTGAATTCACAATTACTGTTGCCCCGTTACCACTACAATTACCGGTTACTTCAAAAACTGTTGTATTACCTGTTACTTCTTGTATTGTACAATTACCCCCCACTTGTGAAGATCCGCTAAACAATTTTAACCCTTGTAAAAAGACATTAAAGTCATCCACCAACTGTGGGTAGAACCCTGTATTAATATCAGTAAATGGTTGTGGTCCCGTTGTTGTTGTATCTAATACCAAATTTCTTGGTGTTCCATCAATTACTAAGTCATAGTTTTTAGTTGCGGCTGAAGTTGCGGGATCCCAACTTTCAAGGTAATTAAAGTTTTTCCAAACACTATCCAAATAATCAACACCAGTTTCTTTATATGTTTTATATCTATTCCAAATTGATCCGTACTTTAAAATCCAAGCGTATGGTAGTTTGTGTACCGCACCAAACTTTTTCATTGTAGATAATATATAACTAAGATCTGTAGTTGATTCTCCATTTTTGGTCACATACTTTTCTCTTAGCGTTGCCAAAGGCAAACTATTTAAGAACAGGTAAGCGGCTGTCTTATATGGGTATAAATCATTTTGTTTGTACCTAAAGTTAAACACACCTTGTTGTACCGCATTTATAAAATACGGTGTATTCAACATGGATGTTGTTTGTGTATCGGTCAAATGATTAGTATATCCCGTGTACTTTAAATCGCCCTCAGTTACTAATTGATTTTTATACAATCTTGTATTATAGAAAGTCTTTAAATTTGTTGTATCAGGTGTTACCGATAAATTTTCAAAGTTAAAATACGTGTACGGTCTTTTTGTGGTTACGTTATCGTCGTTTTCAAAATTCGTAATGGTTTTATGTGTATCGTTATACTCCAACACATCTTTAGTATCAAACGCTTCATTAGCATTATTTAAACTTTTACCATTCGCCAAATTATCCCTATCCCACTTTAAATCGGTAAGTGGGTACACATCCGTAAAATTAAATACATTACTACTAGATGATGAGGTTAAATATTTTTCTAAATTGGTAAGGTTTCTTGGGTTTGATAAAGAAACATTAGGTTGTGATTTAGTAGAAATTAAAATATCAGAATTGTAAATAACGCTTGGGTTTTCAACATCATTTCTAATGTATGGCGTTACAAACGTTCCCCTTGCAAAAGTTTGCCAACTTTCACCTTGACCTTGATTTGATATGTGTCTTAAGAATGGTAAATAATTATTACTATCTAAAAGATATTCTTTTATTTTTTTAGATAAGAATGGGTTATCAACACCTAAACTCTTAATAACATTAACAGCTTCGTCATCCGCTTCCGCCTCATATATTGATAGATCATAACCTGAAACTCTGTTTAATCTACTATAATAAGAATTCAACATTAACCTCTCATAAATCTCAAAGAAATATTTTGATTCCTCTTTGTTTTGGAACACCTCATTTGTAATTGGGAACTCAATCGCATTTAATGATGCTCTTGATGGTTGACTATCTAATTCATTAAATTCCGCGCCAGCCTTATCATCCGTTTTTTGACGTTCTATATAACCTTTAATAAATTGTTCAACAAATTCAACCTCAGGCCAAATCTCAGGACTGTATGCTCTATATGAAGATGCCACATTTTGTGCTCCAGGATAAATTATTTCAAATTTTTCTTTACCATCACCACCAACGGTTTCTTGAATTACTTGAGGCCAAGGATATATTGGTTCATTATTTTGTGTTGAAGATTTAATGTCAACACTTGGTGCTGTTGTTTGGTTACCAAATATCGCAGCTCTTCTATATTCATTTTCTCTTTGATCCCACGCCTTTTTATGGACCTCATCCAACAATCTTAAAAACGCCTCACCCTGACAATAAAATACCGCTAATATGTTTCTAACAGACGGAACAAATCCAAGTCCACCACTACCTCTCGCATTAAACTTTTCCGCCAAACTTGTTGTAATTTGTTGTTCTATTTGAGTTCTGAACTTTGCCGCTTGTTTTGACATTCCATCGGTAATCTCCATGAATGATTTAATCCCCTCAAAATAATTAAACACACCATCGTTCGTTACATATATATTTTGTTGATTAAGAACGAAATTAGTGTATGCAGTATCAAATTTGGTTAACCCACTTTGTGGTGTTCCGGGAGGTGATAAAACACCCTTTGGCGCATTTTCTTGTGCCTGGAATGTTTTATTTAAATCAACTTGATCAGGATTAACTTTAACTCTTATTGTTTTTGTTGTGATATCAAAAGGGATTTGAGTTTGTTCGGTTTTAGCTCCGATTGTATAACTACCCCCAACACCAAAAACTTTATTCTCATTTAATTTTGCGTTGTAGTCCTTCAATATACCATCCAATTCGGTTAAAGCGGTTTCTATTTTTTCTGCCGATAATTCTTTCTTAAATGTATAAACTTTCTGTCCACTTTTAAGTATGATTGGATTTTTAAAATCCATGTAAGTATTATACCAAGATGTTGTAAATAAAAATACTTTTTGTTGGTAACCAAGTAATAGGTTTGTATATTCAGTCATAGTTGTTAGAACACCCATATTTTCTTTGGTAAATTGTTCTAACACCTCATCAATAAATCTTTGTAATCTATATTTTAATTGATTAAGAGTTATCTCAGGGAAATCATCAGGTATTAAACCTTTTGATTTGTAATTGGAGTATATCTCCTTCATCTTTTGATATCCCTTACTTACAACCGTTGGTGCGGTCGCTGTGGTTGCATTTGAGTTCGTACCTTGTTCAACAACAACCGGGGTTTGAGTTACCGTATTGTTATACATGTGTGGTACCGCCATTAACGCTCCAAAGTTCACATAAGATAATAACGTATATTTGTAACCATAAAACTTCAAGTTGATAATGAAGTTATGGGTTGATGGATCAAACTTAGATGTGAATGATTGTAACATTATTGGGAACTTAATCGCTTTACCGTAATACCCTTTTAATGTCAATGTAAATTGAGGGTATGGTAATTGGAAGAACGCAGAGTATGGTGAATTATTTCCACCTTCAAATAACGCTCTACCTTTTACGTCTTCAAGTTCAACAGTAATTACCGGTAAAAAATCTAAACCAATTGATACGTTAACACTTCTCATCCCTAAAAACCCATTATCAACAGCACCCGGTGTTCCGTTTGAGTTTAAATTTTGGGTAATATAATAATCATCAGACTTATTTGGGTTTTTAACCGCAGTCTGATTGATTTGATTAACCCCCTTACCTTGTAAAGTATCCTTACCGGTGATCTCATCAGACCAAGCGGTATCCATAAATGTTTTGTTACCAGGATTTAAGAAATTAATCTTACCAACAGAGATTGTTCTTTGTTGATCGTTCATTGCGGAACCTACCGCCAATTTTGTTCTTGGTAATACATTACACTCAAGATTTGCGTAGTATACCAAATCTTCTTGTTTAACTAGTCTTTCTGTGATATTACCTTCTTGGTCTATTAACTTGTTTGGATCAATAAGGGTAATGTTGTCATAATCAAACTCAACTAATATATTTTCCCCGTTATCTGCCATAGTAAAAAAAGTAATTATCTAATGAATTTTTATAATCCTGTAATGAAGCTACTAACGGAAATGGAATTGTCAATACAGCACCATCAGGTATTGAGAATTCGTCACCAGAATATTGTGGATTTGCTTGTAATACCAACCACCCAAAATAAGGTGTTCCGTAGAATTGTTGGGAAACTTTATCCAACCTAGATTGTGCAACTTTATAAATGTAGTTTTTGTCAGATGTCTTATTTGGTAATGCAACACCAGGTACAACGGTCTGTTGTCCGTTGATCAGAAAATCTGTATACCTATTCCAATATTGTAATGCCATATTAGTTAAATGTTACTTTCCCGTTGAAGGTGTCTTTTTTATTATTCAAGTTATTATTTGAGTATAAGTCTTGTATTTTTAAATTTTTAAGCTGAACGTCTTGTGTTACATCAGTTGTATATTGACAAATCTTAACAGTATTATCGGGTAATGTGAATGTTGTAACCTCTTTATAAATCGGATTACCTTTCACTTCCGCAAATAATTCACCAAAGCTTGCGTTAATTTTTGTGGTATCCGCACCATACCCTTCACATACTTTTTTAATTTCACTTACCAAAGCAGGGTTTGATTTTATCTCATCACCACTTGTCAATTCATTAATGGTTGATGTTAATAAATCTGATTTTGTAAACAACGGTGACATTGCAATATAAAATCTATTATAAGCACACTCTACAAACAATGGTGTATTTTTCAAATTAAAAGTACAACCATTACCATTTTCTATTGTAGAAGAATTAGGTTTGAAATTTTCAGTTAATATTTGTGATCCTGTTAATAAGTCTTCAAATTTATTTATAGCCTCAGGTACTTTCACCGTAAATACATTAGATATTGACCCCTCAGTAGTAGCCGGCGCAAAAAATGTATCACCACTTAAATCATAAAGTTGTGGTGTATTATTGGTATTTAATTCACCATCTAATTTAGATGACACAACATCTAATTGTCTAAAAATATTATTTAATTCAGTAGTGTTTTGAATTAGGTTAGTTGTGGTACCGTTTAACACGTCCAATATCGCACCTTGTCTTTGATCAACAAGAAGGTTTAGTTTGTCTTTTAATTCCCTTTTTTGTTTGTTAGTTACATTAGGATAATTTTCAAAGACTTTATAAGTAATCGGGTCACTACCGTCATCAACATCTTTTTTAACCTTCTTAATTAAATTTTCAACAAAATCTTGATATTTGTTATTTTTACCAAATAGTGTTGTTTCTTTTTTATCTTGAGTGTATTCTGAAACAACCCCTTTTGTGTATGACCTATCTCTCAAATACAATTGTAATATACCGTAATTGTAGTCAGTGTTAATCTTCTCTAATGTATCGTAGTATGTTGTTAAATAACCCCTTAAACCATCTTGTAATGATGTTAATACAGGCGCATAATCCATATCGGTCGCATTTGCAATAACCCCAACAGTACTTCCACCTTTTTTAGGTTGTATATTATTCACTTGTGCCTGTTGTTGTGTAGTTGCAGGTGGTAATCCTCCTGTTATTTTTTCAACAATATATTGATCTAATTTACTCGTATCTTCGGTAGGTGTCGCTCTTTCATCATAAATCTCAGTATTAGCGTAGTAATTAAATGAAAGCGCATTTTGTAATTCCTGTACGGGTTCTTTAATACCCATACCTCCAATTATGTTAAAACTTAAACTTATCTTAGCCAACATTGGTTGTACCCCAATACCTTCTGGATTCATATCCAACGTTAATGGATCATAAGTAATACCTAAACTTGTTGGTACTATTTTAGTATTATAGAAGTCACCAACCCTTAACACTAATATTGGTGGTGCTCCGAATGACGTATTTAATGCGTCATTGTATTTTGGTCTCCCATCAGGACCGATAATAGGTATTGTTTGACCTGGTCTCGTACACTGTTGTAAGAATGTTAATCTAGCATTCAAACCTTCAGGTGTCATCGAGTGGAAAGCCGGACTAAAGAATTTTATCTTATCTTTAATCGTATCGTAAATCATAGGATCCGTTTCTTTAATAACTTGGAAATAATCACATTCCGTAAATAAGTTTCTTAAAATCTTCTTGGATATACCTTCTTTGATTTTTTGTTCTATCGTTATTTTTGGTTCAGGTTTAACACTTTGGGTTGTCGATGTAAGTATGTTTTGTGGGTTTGGTGTTTCATCACCATCTGTTTCCGGTATATCATTAGGTTTATCCTCAACCTTTTCAGGTGGTATCGTTGCGACGATTTTTTGAATTGAAACTCGTCTACAAGCCATTGCAGGAATACTATACCATTGAGCTTCATTTGGTGTGGTTTGATCAGGAATAACTTGCCCCTGAGCGTTTAATGCGACGATGTCATCAGTACAATTAACTTGAGCGGATAAAATACTACCACCTGTTGATGTAGTAACAGACACATCGGTAGGATCCGCAGTTGCATCAGCTTCTTTTTGTGTTTTAGGTATCACCAATTGTTCACCCGAACCTTTAAAGGTCATGGTAAACTTTTGGGAGTCAGCATATTTTTGTATAGTATCTCCGTTAGATAATTTATATTCTAACATCCATTTTTTAACAGAGTCGTTTCTTCTTTCGGATAGTTTTTGATTATATGAAACTTTTGCAGGTGCCGATGCGGATCCAATCATATCAATTGTGATTGATCCCCCTTTTAATAAAATTTCATCAATTTCTTTCATCAACCCACTTTGTATGTAATTAAAGTTTCCTGTAATCACATCACTAAAAAACTGAGGAATTCCACCCTTTTGGAACTGTTGTCCTCCTGATGATACGGTTGCCGGTGCCTCTGTTTGATATGTCGTATTTTCTAATGCAATATAAGAATTGTAGTAAACGTTAAACGGTGACGCGGCTACTGACCCAGGATTTCCTTTTGGGATATCATTTTCAAAATAGAATCCATATCCAACATATTTGTTAAGATCAACGTCAGTTGGTTTTGTGTTTTCCGCAGTTTGAGTACCGGTTCCGGTAGTACCAGGATTACCATTGGCACCGGTTGATTTGTTTGGTTGATCGGTACCTTGTTCTTGAGGAATACTTTCGAATACTTGTATTTGTTCTTCTGTTGTTAATCTTGGGTTGTTTAATATTTGTTGGTACGTAAATAAATCCTTTGTTGGTATCATATTAAATTTGATAGCCAAATCATATAAATCATATTTAGTACATCCCGCAAAGAAAGAGTCAACAACACTTTGAACTCGGTCTTTTGATACTCCGTTCATTTGTTTTTCAATGATTGTATTTAACATTGCAGGATTATCAACAATAATCGTCCAACTTAATTGACCTGTTCTACTCGTATTTTTATAGGTATAGATTGGTTCAGGTCTACCCATAAAGAAAGTGGAGTTAAAGTCTGGTTTTGAGTCATCAGAGAATTTTAAATCATAAGGTGGAAACCACATAATTCTACCACCATTAGGTCCTTTTTCACATACAGGTAAATCATCATAAGTATAACCCGGTCTGTCTGAAGTTCTCCAAGCTAAATTCTCAATAGAGAACATATACTTCTTAACCTTTCCATCAACAATGTTAGTTGATCCAGGGTTTCTTAATGGTGCAATGTTTAGGTTGTATGTATTATCTAAAATTGAATAATCTACTCTTCTACCTGATGTTGTAATACCGTCAGATTTTTGTAAGTCAGCATAGGTATAATATGGAGTATCTTTTTGGAATACTCGACAATATTCAAGTCCAGCTTGTGTTCCATCTGCTTGATTAACATACGACAGAACCATAGACCCTTTGGTCATTTCTTTATACCCGTCATTGAATACTTTCGATACTTGGTTGATCGCATTACCAACATGTTTTAATCTTGCTTGACCTTGCACTTGATCCGCTGAATCTACTAATCTTTGTGTTTCATAAAGAATAGACCCCGGTCTAAATGGAATATCTATTGATTGATATCTTAAATAGTCGGCAGATATCTGATTAAAATCATCATCTAAACTACCCGCACCACCACCTTTAGTTGCCCTAAATCCGGCATTATCTTTATATTTAGGTGATGTCCAAATTAATTGACCTGACGTACCACCACCATCACTATACGCTCTACCTTTTAAACCAAAATTAATCGACTCTTCATTTCCTTCATATAAAATACCAAGAGCGTCAGGTCCATATACGATACTTTGTTGTTGAACTCCGAACTGATTAACGGGTAATTGGTTTGGTGGTCCGTCAATTTGTGCTGGTTCTGAAGTTTCACTACCAACATAATACCCTGAAGATTGTTGTTTATCTTGATTAAATAATCTATTAACCGCAGCAGATGCTCCAGCTATTAAACCACCAATAATACCACGATTGTACGCCGGTCTATAAAGGTTATAATCTAATGATGAAAACAAAGCCGATCTTTGTCCATTACCTGTATTTGCAACAAAAACCTCAGAAGGATTTCTATACTTATTTAGTATAGGTGCTAATAATCCACCTGTTAGATTGTTTGCAACTCCAAGTGCCGCTTCCGCTTGTGGTCCATTTATCGGATTATCATCATCAAAGTAATCACCAGGAATAAATGAAACGGGGAAGTATGTACCTGATAATCTGTTTGCCAAAGATACGGTTGCTAAAACAGGATTTTCGGGAACTGTAATTTTCCAATTTCTAATAAAGAATGGTTGTTGTCCTGTCGCTAATAAACTCGCAGAAAAAGGATCACTAATAGTATCAAGGTTTATTACCCCAACAGTTGCCTGTTCTAATTCTTGAGCAACTCTTTCGTTAAATGCAAATTTTAATTGTGATGCACCAATTTTAGCTAAGAAACTATCCGAAGATAAAGGTCCGTTTGAACCTAATGGGTCGTCTTGGAATACAATATTGAATGTTGGGTATGATGAATAACTATAATATCCAGGATCCCAATATGGTTGATATATATTACCCGCATTCTGTATATCGGTAATAATAACTAAATCTTTATAACCACCGCTAGGTCCCCACTTATTAGTCACATATGCGGACTCAATAAAGAATTCGTTAATAACATCTAAAACAGTATCATTTGGATCGTAAGGTCCTTGATTTGTACCTTCGGGGTTGTTTGTCGAAGCAACTGAATTAATCCCTATAGGGTTACTAAATCCACCTTCAGGTCCGTATTCATTCAAAGGATATAAATCCTGAGCAAATAAATTTGTTGATACGTAATTGTTTGGTGAGTCGATAACATTATTAACAGAAAGCACCGTTTCATAATCAACAGGGTTACCAGGTGATGTGTAGGTTCCAGGAACATTATATGGTGTTAAGTTTTTAACTAATAATTGTTTCCTAAAAGCTGCAGAATTACCAAACGATAAAAAACTTTCAGACATATTGTTTTATTTTATAAATAGAGGTTTGGTATATTTTTTATCACCATTATTTGTTTTTAGATCCTGTGGTAGCGCTTGGTTGATTCCCTCCCGCAAGTTGACCATTTATTGCACTTGAAAATTCAGGTTTCGCAAAAGATTCTTTTACAACAGTCTCAATCTGTGTTGCATTCATACTTCTTGTATTCTCATCGCCAGTTATATTTACATTAACATTGATTTCAGATTTAGTTTCAACTTTTTGTGGTTGCATATAGGCTTCCTTAAATCTATTTGAAATGTCTGTCATTGTGGTTGTTAAGAAGTTTTGGGCACTTGCAGTAACTTTTGCCTCCGTATCAATCAACGCTTGTAAAAAATCTTTTTCGGCAGCCTGTTGTCTCCCTTTATCACCGGAAATTCCACCAACAATGTAATCCTCCATTGGTTGTGCTATTGACCCATATCCTGATCTAATATCTTTAGTGGTTGCCTGTTTTTCCAAGTTTCTTGTAACATCAACTTGAGCACCCATTATGGATGTGTATAATTTTTCCAAAGGTTCTGCGGTCGCTTTACCATATTCAACTGTTTTAATATAACCAGCAGTGTTATATTCAATTTGTTTTGATATACTCAATTGTTCTCTAGCAACCTCTTCTATTGTCATACTATCTTCTTCTTGAGTTTTTTTCAAACTTTCAATATCAGATGCGGTAAGTTGATCTACTTGTGTCAATTTAACCTCACCCGTTTGTTCATTCTTAACATTAATAACAGCTTTACCATCCTTTAACTGAGCCATACCAGCAATCATCTCTTTTGTTTCATCGTCTGTCGCTAAAGAAGGGAATTGAATTTGTTTCATCTTCATGTCGAAATCAGCCGCTTTAATTGACATTGATGCTAATTCTTCAGCAGGTATTCCCATTTCTTTTGCTATTTCTCTCAACCTTCTTTTAGAACCCGGCATAATTTCAAATTTACCATTTGATTCATTAAATTTGGTAAATTCTTTAGTTACGTTAATAATTTCTTTTTGTAATCCTTCAGGATCATTTGCCGCCAAATCCATCGCTCTTAACGGATCTAATAATCCACTTGCGGTAACACCCAATCTTTGTAGTCCCGCAGCCATTTCAATAGCACCTTCAGGGTTGTATATTTTTTCTGAAAAATCAAAAACGGTTTGCATACTAATACCCATACGTTCTGAAGTTGCAGCCATCTTAGCAAGACCTTTAATTCCGTTATCAAAATTGTATAGATTCATCTTACTTAAATTTCCAACTACTTTTTCGGAAACTCCAGCAACAGATACCCCAACACTACGTGCGTAATCAGTAACCTCTTTCATTTGATCACCAACATCATATACGGATACACCAACTTCCCTAAAATTATCCGCTAATTTACCGATATCAACTCTCGATATTGAGGCAGCGGCGGATAATTCAGTAATTGCCTCAGTACCTAAGGTTGCAGAACTTCCCATACTATCCATAACTTTCGCCATGTTCGTTAACGCTTCTTCTTCGGTTATCCCCATTTTAATTAATTCGGGAACAGTATCCGCAATACTTTGTTTGAATCCGTCTATACTACCTTTTGTTGTACCAAACTCCCTTTGGAGTTGAGTTGCTCTTTCGTCTAAATTTTCAAAAGCGGACAGATTAGTTGGGTCGGCAGCATTTGCTAAATCTTTTAATGCTCCCTCAACAGAATTACTAAATTTTTTCATATCCAAAGTCCACTGACCTAAATACGCACCTTGATCATCAACCGTTCTTTTGGTATTTGTTGCGAATCGACTTGATTGGTCATTTAGTTTTTGATACGACTCGACTTGTTTTTTAAGTTCTTCATTTTGTTTTTTAAGTTCTTCCTCGGTCATTATACTTTTTTAGATAAATATTTAATTATTGGTTTTGGTCTCTTCAATATGTTTTTGGATCAAATATTTACGTACATATGTGGGCATATTCATAAACTCAGAGTACTGTGTTCTGAATATTCTTGAGAAATAATAAAACTCGTCTAATATAACGGTCTTATACTGATAAGAAAGGCCGAAAAAATTCCACCCCAAAAGTGATATCAACTACCACTTTTTCTCCTGACGGGGCTATAACTTCTTTTGATAGGTCTAATCTTGGTTCATTGTTCAAGATAAATCTTCTAATAAATTTAGAATCAGAAATAGGCATTTGTTCAACAAAGACACTGATTTTATTTCTATCTTCATCACCATCAATTGCTACAATGTGTTTTAACAATTTAGTTGTAACAACAGGTGCCGTTCTTTCAGAAGGATATGATTTAATTATTTTATCTATTTCAATTTTGTCTGAAATAGTTAATAGTTTTAAGGTAACCGTTTTTTTCGTAACAGGTAGAACGGTTTGGAAATATCCGTTTTCATCGGGTTCTACCTCTGTTTTTTTATAATTTAATTCATCAAGTAAAATGGAAGCATTAAATCTTTCCTCCGTTTCGGGATCTGTTGATGAAACTCTATACTCAGGACCAAAAGATGTGTTACGTAAAAAAAGTAAAACAGCTTCGATATCACCATCCAAAAGTTCTTCAGGTCTAATATCTCTTTCATAAATTTTATTTCTTAACAAAGGAAGAATAATCCCCTCATTAACATTTTTTCTATAATCAATTTCAGCCAAGACATTTTCATCTGCGGCAGTTAAATAACCAACTTTAATTGATTTCTTTTTTGATTTGTAAAACTTACCTTGTGTTGGTAATTGGATCACATCGTGAGGTAAATTAAAACTCTCTTGTCCAGCTGTATATATATCTTGTTCCATAAACTATCTTTTATTATTAAAAATAAAAAAAGACCGTAACTAGTAAAGTATACGGTCTAATATAATTTGTATGTAATTTTTCTTAGTAAACCAAGATACAACGGTCCATTCTCATGTTTGTGGTTATTTTCGCCAGTCCGTCACTTGAATAAGATAAAGATCCTCCATCATATCCTGTTAAGTATGTACCTTCTAAAATCCATTTCTCAACGACAACTCCTGTTGGATCTAACATTTCAAGGTCAACATTTTTTTTATAACCCGCAGCATAACCCATACGTCCTGTAACTGACTCAGCGCACAGTCTAATCCATTCCATAACCGCTTGTGATGCTGAAGGACCAATCGGGTCACGGAAAGTCACAGGAAGTTCTTGCCATGTAAATCTACCTGCAACATATGTTGAGGTGTTTAGGAATTGAATCTCTGTTGAACCAATTTGTAGTTTCGGTCTAGAGGTCGTCTCAACGTACCACTCATTAATACCAAGTGAAGATGGGAATCTCAAGATCCATCGGTTTTCCCTTTTCGGTTCGTAAGGGATCGGCATTTTCATTAACAAATCAGCCATATCTTATTTTTTAAATTTTTCTTTTATTTTTATTATAAATAGTGTGAAATAAAAATTTTTCTATTTACTTCAATTATTTTTTAAATTATATCTCTACTAGACCCAGTTAAATTAATATTTAGTTTTCTTTCCTCCTCCAGTATGATAGATTTCTAAACCAGATTCATCATCAAAATGTTTCTTCATTGCTTGAACATTCCTTAAGTCATCATCTGAAAAACCAATATAAGGAACAAAATAATTGCTAATCTTATTTTTCATAAATGCCTTTTCTTGTAATTGTCTAGAAAGGTTTTGAACGTAGGTCATAAATTCTTTCATAGCATCTACTTTTAATTGTTCAGGGTTGGCAGCCGAACCTTGACCGAAACTTACAGGGTGATATCTATTCATATCTAAATAAGATCGTACTAGTTCATCGTCAGACAAATCTTCCTCATCAGCCAATTCTCTATACTTTTTTAAGTTTTTAACCAATTCTTTTTCACTAATACCGTGTTTGTTTTTCTTAATAAGATTATAAACAGCATTTTTAAGAATGGTTGGGGTGTGTCCCCTTGCTGTAATGATTGAAAAGACCGACCCGTTATTAACCGCCTCAACAAAATCGTCCCATGCCGGTCCTGTAGGTGCTTTCATTGCATCTCTTAAGAAACCTTCATCTCCAGGTACATTGAAGTCTCTGAACGGATTTTCATCAAAACCAACTATAGTGTGTCCCTCATAATCAAAAGGTTCTTTCCCGATCTCAGTTCTGTATTCTGCAAAATCTTCTGTGGACATACCAACAACTTTACCCTTATCGTCTTTAGTATAAATCTTTGTTGGCATATACATAAGGTTATCGTCCCAATCAAAAGCATAATACTTCATCGTAGGTTTCATTTGATCGTGAATGATCTCCGAAATAATCTGTTTAACAACTTTTTTGTAATTCATATAAATAAATATCACTATAAATAAAAAAAGGGGAAACTTTCGTCCCCCCTTTTCATATGAATATAAACCAACTTATATATTCTCAAACGATGCTCCTGTCGGAGTAATGTAGAATGTGATGTCGATGAATTCAAGTGATCTTGTAGGTTTGATATAAATCTTACCTGTCAATTGGTTTCTATCAATATCTTCAGGATCGTTGGATACCGTAACTCTAAAGTCATATAAACCTCGATCTCTTCTGATTGCATCTAAGATTGGATTAACCGCGTTTAAGAAATCTTGTCTTACTTGTGCGTCGTTTTGTTCAAACAATAATCTTACAGATACTGCTGATATCAATTTACGAGCTTGTAGTAACAATCTTCTTACGTTAATTCTGTCAAGAGCAGATTCTCTAACTTGTAAAGTTTTGTTACCCCAAATTACCGTACCTACATCAGAGAAGGTTGCAATTGGGTTAATTCTACCTATGTAAAGAATGTCTCTATCTTCTTGAGTTAACTTCTTACGAGCTTTAATACAATTAACAATACCACGAGTGTAACCCGCCGCCGCGAACCAAGGGAATGCGATGTTATCTGTTAATGCCAAGTTTCTCGTAACCTCTGCTGTTGGTGGGATGTAGATTTGAGTGTTATTAACACTATCTCTTGTCAATACCCACGGATAGTAAGTAGCGGTGTAGTTAGAGTCAATTCCTGTGTTGTCTAAGTTGTCAACCGCCTCAGTTGGGTAGATTAAATAATCTTGTCCGTTAAGAGAAGGAACATACATATCAACGTCAGGTGTAGTACACACATAAAGCGAATCCGCTCTGTTGAACTCAATCATCTCAATTGCTGACTCAACCAAGTTACTATTGTTAACATAATCAATACCCGGTGTTACAAACACGTTGATGTTTACCGCTTCAGGGTTTGCAAATGTTTGTTGACCTAACAAGTATGCGTAGTAGTCAGAGTTTGCAAAGTTTTGAGTTCCATCACCTAAAGAAATTTCTTTAAATGCTCCCCATCCTGTAGCGTTAGGGTATCTTGTAGAAGGACAAGCCCCTCTTAAGAATCCGGTTCTACCAATTTGGAAATTATCAGTGTTTGTTCTCCACTCTCTGTAGATATCCCATCCGTCAAAACCACCTTGTACTAAGAATGTGAACTTACGAGCGAACAATCTATAGTAAGCGTTTGTTGGTAATTCAGGATCAGTAATGAATGGTGAATTACCACAGATGAATCTTGGGTCACCACTTGTTGAGAACTCAGGTCCGATTGTTAAACCACTTGCATTTACATCCATGTGGAAACCAGCTGATCTGTAATTAAATGGTAAACCATCAATATCACAAGTGTTGATTGGGTTTCTCTTACCAACATATTCGAAATATGCCGGATCCCAACCTAAACTATTAGATATACCTAAGTAAGTTCTTCTTACGTTATCTCCTGGGCTAATTAAAGCATCATCATTACCCGTTGATAAACCAAATGGTGGGTTATAGATAACTTCACCAGGGAAGTCGTATTTACCTTTGATAATTGGGAATGGTGAACTAGCACCCGCATAATTTCTAAAGTTGAATCCGTTAAATCCACAAGGTAATGCGTCGATCGGAGCGTCTTCACTCATTTCAACCATAACATATTTAGAGTTCAATGCGTACTCACCATCTAATGTACCAATCTTATTAGCAACGAAGTTGTTTTCAGTTGGGTTCATTGAACAGTTTGTAAATTTCTCTATAACAACTGGATTTGCATCAGTATCAAAATAATCACGGATCAATACATCAAAAGTTAAATTGTTGTAAGTTTGATTAATGATTGAGATTTTAATTAATGTGTTTGCCGCGTCACCATCGGATACTGTATAGAATCTAAATAAGTCATAAACTTTATTACCTCTTAATTCAGATACCACATAAGGTGAAGCCGGTGTTTGCCATTTGTCTAAGTACCAACCAATTGAGTTAGCGTCACCACTCTGTGCTGATTCTAAAGCGATTAAGTTAGGGTTTAAACCTTTGATATAACCTTTTCTCCAAGAGTAATTTAAGAATGATTGGAATACCTCTTCAGCAAAAACAGGAACTTCAATTCTTGGTTTTTGGAAGTTAGTAATACCGAACACTTTAGTTACGTATTCAGGATCATTTTGAGTTAACGATGTTTCGAACTTAAATGCCGTACCGAATTTGTCTGTCACATTAACACCGAATGTTAGGTATGGATTTTTAAGAACACCAGCATATTGACCTGCCATATCTAATGTTACTTCAGATGTACCTGTCACAGAATATGCTGGGTTATTATCTGTTGTATATGTAGATATACCTCTTGATCTTAATGTGCTAACAACAACGTTATCGTAATCAACATAAGATGTACCTGTATAATAGTATATCTTACCAACAATAGTGCCTGAATAACAATCTATGTTTACAGGTGTTGGTGTAGGTGTTGGTGATGTGAAAGGTGAAGGTGTAATACAAGGATTAACAAACGACGGAGTCGGTGTTGGTGATGCGGTTACTCCTGGTGTAGGTGTTGGGTTAGGGAAATATGCCGTTAAACCTGACACATACGTAAAGAATGAGAAACCAGAATAATTTGTATTACCATTATTGTTAAATAATGCGTAGTACCAAGAGTCGTTAAGTGGTGATAATAAATCAGTTTCATCTAACGATACTGAAGGAACTTCAAATACATTAGTTTCAACATTAAATCCTGAACCATTTAAAACATCATAATCATCAGTTGCAATAGAACCGAAGTATGCGATTTGTTCGTCTTCCGCAGTATACGGATTAGAACTTGTGATTATGTTAAAAATTAAGTTTTGGATTTGAGTATTTAATGTTGAAGTATCTCCATTAAACTCTTCGTATTGACTTAATAATAAACTTTCAATTTCTGGTGGGAATGATGTTTGATAACCAATAGTTGTTGAACTATTTGTACATCCGGTGAACTCAACACTGAATGTTAATTCTTTTGGTGTTACACAAGTTGTTACACAAGTGGTAAAGTCAGTTACTGAACTTAAACACCATACATCAATCGTACTTGGGTCAACATTAGCTACAGTTGTGATAGACCAAGACGGTCCAGCATCGTAGCCAGATAAACCAAGAATTCTAGTTACAAACAATTGGTTAGATTGTTGTAAATATGCTTTTGCGATATACGCGGCTTCGTACTTTGGAATCTGAGTATTAACAAATTTTTCAGGTGAGGTCCCACCGAATACGGTTTGGAATTCATCAAAACTTGTAATAAAGATTGGTTCAAAAGCCGGTCCTATCAAAGTTTCTCCCGCAATACCCAAAGTAGTAACTCCGACACTTTGTGCTACAAAGCTCAAGTCAACCTCTGAAGTATAGACGCCTGGTGAAACAAAAACCTTACTGTTTGTTGCCATACTATAAATTTCTTTTATTTATTTATTTTCCTATAAATACTTGTCAAAACACGAAAAACTTTACATTATAGAAAGTATTTATATTTTGGTAAGATTTTATTCTGCCTTAATTCTGCCCCTATGTCTAAAGATAATAAGAAGATAAAAAACCTTAA